TTAGGACACCTTAGCGCCGTCGACGCGCGTGAACTCGATCACCCACACCCACGGGTTGGCGTCCCACGATCCGGGGCCACTGATCGATTCCCATAGGCGGACATAGCATTCCGCCGGATTTGGCGCTCGGTATCGGTCTTCTTCAATGTGAAACGCCCCGTCACTTGTCGGCTTCACCCCCTCCGCGATCGCATCTGCATCGCTGATGCTCTGCAACCGCTCTACCCGCACGCCGGTGATTTCGAGCACAAGGCGGCACATCCAGCGCGGCATGTGGATTGCGGGGCGCTTGCGAAGCTCATACGGCTCGATGTGGTCGGGATCGTCAGACTCGCCCCAACCCCAAGCGGCGGCGTGCTCGCCTTCCTCCGACTCCACGTAGACCGGTCCGACGAAACCGTAGCGTTCTACGTCGTAAGTCGTCTCGCGCACCCACAGGCGGTCTCCGGGCTGACCGAATAGGCTGTTCATGAAGTCGCCGCCGTTCACCTCACCGGCCAGTTCGTGGGCCGCAAGCAGCACACCAAAGGCGAGATCCTTGCGAGGCTTCACGACCCGCCGCGTCTGCGTCTTGGTGCCGTCGAGGATTGCGCGCACCATCGGCGCGCTAAAAAGGATAGGGCGCTCTTTCACGATTTCCGCTCCTCCGCTGCCTGAGGGCCGATAGGGCACGAGTAGCAGACGTGCCAGCCCATGCCGAGGCAGCCCACAACGTCTTTTTGCGGTTCGCCGCACGGTGCCGTCATGATGAGGATGATCTTCACGCATCCCCCTTTGCCTGATTGGCGGCAATGGCGGCGGCCATGTACGAATCCACACGCTCGTTGATCTTTGCGGCATCACCGGCATGGCAAAGCATGATGGAGTGGAGCGTTTCAGCGTTATCTTCGAATGCGATGGCCCACCGATACCGCTCCGCATCCCGCTTGTCCTTCCCGCCATCCGCTGACAGCGCGGCGCGCCATGCATCCCACGCCGTCTCAGCGTCCCGGTCGTTCGTGGAAATCGGCTTGCCGGTGCCACGGGTGTACCACTGCACGAATCTTTCCCGCTTATCCCCGCCCACCTTCGCGGGAGACGTGAGGGCGGCACGGTTCAGCGCGTCGACCAGAATTGCCCGAATGTTCGCCTTCGCTTTCAGACCGTAGGCATTGGCCGCCGTGATCGGCTTGCGGACTTCTTCCATGATCGCGAACACAAGGGCGTCAGCTTCGTGACCGGTTCGGCGCTCCATGACGTCAGCGTCCACCTGCTGCGCATCTGCGGCGCGCTTGGTCGCCTGCGCGATATGATCAAGCGCGTTCTGCCACGGGCAATTGAGGTTGCTGTGCTCACCAATTTCGACACCGAAATGCTTTGCGATGGCATCGGCCAGCTTCTCGGCCGCGTCGTGATACTGGTCGCGCTCGTCAATCACTTGCCCCAGCTCGCGCTCGCCGCCATTCACGGGCGCGGCGTTTGCGAACACTTCGTACTCGTCGCCCATGCGCCAAGCATCGGCATCGGGGATGAACGTGATGCTGCCGTCACCGACCTGCACGCGACCGACAGGAACCGCCTCTTGCCCTGCGCTCTGTGCGGCTGGCGTGGGGGCGGCAGTTCTTCGGACCGCATCTCGCACCGCATCCTGGATAGTCCACATCTTGTACATGGGGTCATCGAGTTGCTTGATGATCGCGTCGGCCAGCGTCACGGTCTTGTTGTCAGGCATTTTTCACCTCATCAGTCGGAGCGGCGGGGAGGGGCATCCAGTGAGTCGGCGGGTTGTCGCGGCGATAGGGTATCGTCCAGTCGCCCAGCCACGATGCAGCGCGCACGCGGGGCCGCACCTTGTCGAGCACGGTCACCTCATCGGCGAACAGCAGCGCCACCTCTGTGCCATCTTTCGGAGCCGTCTCGATCGACATCCACTTCGGCTGCGCCGCTTCCCATCCGCGCAGCGCTCCAGCGGTCACCGGCGACGTAAGCTCGCCTTTCCAGTCGACCGACATATCGAGCCCTTCCGATTCGGCCCATTGTTCGAACGTTTGCGTCATGCTGCCGCCTTCGATCCACCGACGCTGTGGTCGGCGATCCAGAATGTGGTGATGGATTCCGGCATGGCGCCGGGCGCGGCCTTCATGCTCATGAACACGAGAGCGGTATCGAGGTCGCCGGCGTGCGCGAGGTCATCGAGCCAATACAGCAGGTTGTCGCGTTCTGCCCCGACCAGCACGTCGGCGCGGTCGAGCATCAGCACGCGCACGCCGGACAGGTGCGCGATGGCCTCGGCGATCAAGGCGTCTGCGCGCCACTTCTCGGATTCAGACAGCAGGGCGTAATCGCGGCCGGCGGCGGTGATGGACATGTCAGCGGCGATCGCTACGCGTGCCCAGCCCGCGGCGTCGGATTGTTCTGCCGCCCGGGCATTGATCGGCCCGAGGGCTTCGGCGAGCAGATCAGCGGGGATGCCGTCCGGGCCCAACGCACCGGCGAGTGCTTCCCAGGCTGCAACGTCTGCGTGATGCTGCGCAGCGCGCTTCGTTTTCTCGCCGGCCTCGGCGATCGCGCGCTGTGCACCTTCGATACCCGCGACAATCTCGCGCGCCTTGGTGGCGCTTGCCCTGGCATCGGTCAAGGCCTGCTCGATGTCGGTGCGCGGCGGGGCATCGTCCGACGCGGCCTCGGCGGACTCTTTCATCACCAGTTCCAACTGCGCGGCGGCGTCGCGCGCGCGGTCGAATTCGGCCTCGCGGCTCTTCATCGCGTTCTGCAACACGGCCAGGCTCTTCTCGTACTCGGGCAGGCTCGCGGCTGCATCCTCGTTTCGCTCGACGGGTGCGTCCGCTGCGAGCTTCCCGGCGAGGTAGCGCAGCAGGGCGCCGCACTCGGGGCAGGTGCACGGCATGCCCTCGACCTTGCCGCCGGCGGCGGCGCGCAGCGCTTCGACCTTCGGCAAAAACTCTGCCAGTTCGGCGCGCGCGCGCTCGAGCGACTGTTCCGCCTTCGGCAGCTTGGCGGCAGCCTCGCGCAGTGCCGCGGCGCGCGCGTCACGTTGTTGCCGCTGGCGGTCTGCCGCGTCGATGGCGCCGAGCTGCTGCTGAAGGTCGGCGCACTCGCGGTCGAAGTTCTCGATCGTCTCGCGGCCCTCGACCAGTGCGGCGGCGAGGTCTGCGGCATCCTCGGCGCCTTCCGGTGCCTTTGCCGTCCAACCGCTGGCCTTCGAGCTGCCGTAGGTCTCGCCGGTGACGGCGCGCCACGCCCCTTTAGCGGCGGTGGCCTTCGACTGAGCCTCGGTCGCCGCGGCGTCGAAGCCGGCGCGCACCAGCGGCAGCACGGCATCGGCCTTGTCGCCGGTGATGCCGCGGGCAGCGAGGCGCTTGCGCACGTCATCGGTGCCCACGGTCACACCCATCAGGTCGAACAAGAACGTGCGGCGGGCCTTCGAATCGAGGCTGGCGAAGCGCTGGGCGTCGAGCACGAACGGTGTGCGCGGATCGGTCGGGATCGTCTGAGTGATCTTCCCGCCGGGCAGCGCGACGTTATTCGCGCGCCCGCCGTCGGCCACGACGACGATGGATCCCGACTCGGCGCCGTCGTGTACCAGGCGCCCGTATTCCTTCTTGAGCGCCACGCGCACGCTCTCGCCGGCGAGAGCCAGGCGTACGGCGTCCTGAATGCTCGACTTCCCGGCACCGTTCGGCCCGCAGAAGAGGGCGACCGGCGTGCGCAGCTCGACGTCGGCCGTGCGGATGCCGAGGAAGTTGGTGGCGTGGATGTGGGTGATCTTCATCGAGCCGGCCCTCACTCAGCGTTCAGGGGCGCGCGCGCGCGGCGGCCAGCCGGCGCCGCGGTGCTCGGCTCTTCAGCGGCCTGAGTCAGTTCGCGCACCCGGCGGGCGGCGACCTGGTTCAGCGTGGCCTTATGCGCTTCGTCTGCGAGGCCCGAAATCATGCTGCGGGCGAGGTCCAATTCCTCGACGGTTGACGCGGTGAGCAGTTCGCGGTTGATGTCCTTGAACGTCGGGGCGTCGCCATCGTGGCCGGCATCATCGTTGCCATCGATGTCGAGCCCAGGCTGCTGGCCATCGTCTGCGGCGGCCGCGTGTTGGGGCGCCTGTTCGCCGACGACGTCGGTAGGCTCGGCGCGCGCGGTGGCTTGGGTCGCATTGGCGCGCAAATCGTCAACGGACATCGTCGGAACCACGTAGCTGCCGTCAGGGTTGATGTCGATGATGTCGCGCTCTTCTTCGGACGTCCGGCCCATGCCCATGACGATGTCGGGGGCGTGGATGTTGCCGAAGAAGCTCCCGGCGCGGTACTGGAACATCAGCACGCGCATTTCGGTTTGCCATTTCGAGCCGGATTTGCCGTACCAGCCTTCTTCTACGGCCATCTTCATCGTGACGGGCGCGGATTCGACCACGGGCAGCCCGAGCGCCTTGTACATGTCCAGCATGCGATTGGGGAATTTGCGCAACAGATCCGGGGTCAATTGCGGTTCCGGAAACCCCTTCGGCAATGCCCAGGCGATACACTCGACGTCGTCGACTTCGACGCTACGCTCCTCGAAAATCGGTCGACGGGCTTCCTTGTTCCAGCCGGTCTTTTCTTTGTAGGTCGCATTGATGCGGCCACGGTTGATCATCTGGAACCGAAGGGGGGTGAAGCGACCAGACGCATTAATGGCGGCGATCACGAACTTGCCGGACCAGCGCAGCTTTCCTTCGATCATGTCGGCGTTCTGCATCACCGCAGTGATCGACATGTCGACAGCCCGTGCGACTTCGATGGCCACCAGGCAGTTTCCGATTGCGGACGGGTTCTCGACCCAGTTCTCTTCGGTGCCTGCCTTCTTCAGGTTGTACGCGCGGAACTGCGCGGGGACGGCGTCACTGCTTGCATACGCTTTGGCGATTCGGTTAGCCAGTGCGAAACCACGTTCGGTGAACATGTCGACGGCGAGATCCGGCATCGGCTGCACCGCATTTCCTGCAGTCTTCATTGTCTGGATGTTGGCGGGTGCGTTCATGGACTTCAGGCTCCCTTACGGATGGTGGTATAGGCGTCGCGATCCACGACGGTCACGGTGCGGCGATCCTCGACGCTCTTCACGCCTTCGCCGAACTGGTGCTGCATGTTGCGAATGAAGCGGTCCCGATCCCACACGCGGTGTTGCGTCACGATCGGGCTGTGCTTGCCTGCCGGGTCAGTCAGGCGGATGAAAAGGTCTTGTGCGGTCATGGCAGTGGCTCAGTCGTGGAACTGGCAGGCGGCGTAGCGCGGGCAGTACTTCTCCGAGCACAGCAGCGATTTCGGGTTGGGATAGAAGCGGCCGGTCTTGAACATGTCGGCCGCGAATTCGATCAGGCCGGGCGTCGATTCGGTGCCGAGCATGGCGCGCTTGGCGTTCTTGATCGTGCCGGTTGCGATTTCGAGCGTGCCCTTCGTCTTGAGGCCGATGATTTCCGCATCGTCGCCGATCACGTCGCCCGTCGAGTGCTCGTAGAGAATCTCGTAGGTGCCGATCTGCGGGCCGTGGCCCTTCGTGACCGCCGCGCCTTTCTGCACGGCGGCCGAACCGCTCTTCAGGTCGGCGATGCCGACGCCTGCGGCGGTGCGGCGTACGCGGGCCCGGTCCATGGTTCCAGTCAGGCGAACGATGACGCCATTGCCGCAATCAATGTCGAGCGGCTTCGTTTCCATTTCCACGGCCACAAACTCGAATTGCGGCGACACCTCGCGGCAGTACTTCGTCAGCAGCGTGATGCCGATGCGCTCGGCTTCGGACATCGTCAGATCGTCCTGCGACGGATCAAACTCGTTTTCCGGATCGCGCAGCTTGTCGATGAGCGCGCCGGCGGCGTCGTCAGCAGTGAGCCCCGCGCCATCGAGGCGGCTCTGGTCGAACACAGCGGTGCCCGCGTGGATGGCGGTGCCCAGCGCTGCGCGCAGGCCGACGACATTGCGCAGCTTCAGCAGGTGAATGCCTTCCCAGCGGTACGAGCAGTCGAAGAGGGCGCCCCAGCTCGAGGCGCGAACGGTGTAGATGCTTTGCATGGCGGGTCTCTCAGTGGATGCGGACGAAAATCAGATCGTTGCCGGACCAGCGGCACGACAGCCGCCAGCCGCGAGCGCGCATGCGCTCGACGAATTCGTGGAAGAGGGGATCGTTCATGCGGACCTCCCGTAGACCGGCATTTCGCTGGCTTCGGCGTCGACGCAGTACTTCGCGCCGCCGATGAGCAGGGCAAGTACGATCAGGACGATGAGGACGCGGCCACAAAACTGGCTGAAGTCGAGGGCGAGGCGGATCATGCGGCACCTCGGGCGCGGGCGTAGCGCACTTCCAACTTGAAATACGTGGCCTGGTGGGCATCGCGCATATGGTCTGCGAGCCCGGCGGCTTTTACGCGGCGCCCGCAGTCCGGGCAGTAGCACTTCGATGCCTTCTTCGGCTGGTCGAAGGTCGACTCTTCTTGGCAGTCACAGCAGCGGCGCGGGAAACCCTCGCCAGCGCCATCAAGAGCGACGCCACAACCCTCGCAGAGAGTGCCGTCGAGCATCATTTCGGCGATATCGCCCATCTCATTCCCCCGTAGCACGGCGCACGAGCAGGCGGCGCAGGTCACTGCTGATCGAGTCGGGGTCGCGCAACTCGTCGCGCGCTTCCCCGATCGTCAGGCCGTGCCGTTCCGCGTAGGCAGCCAGATCGTCGGCCACGTCGAGCGAGGTCTGATACCGCTTTTCCTCGAAGCTCTCGACGTAGCTGACGTTCATCGCGCTGGCCCCTTCGTGCGTTCACTTCCGAATGCGCTTTCGCGCGGCTGACGCAGCTACCGGTTCCCGGCCCGGCGACCCCGCGTCATGACTCGTCAGTCAGCGGATTGGGGCGGGTTGTGTGCTGCGTTGGAGTGGATATTAGGAAATCCTTAAGTTTTGGTCAATAGGATTTCCTAATTTATTTTCGGAGTTCCTAATTTTGGCGGTAGCGGCCGGAGAGATCACGTCGGCTATAGACGCAAAAAAGCCCGCCGAGGCGGGCTTTGTGGGAGTCGGGCTAGAAAAAACCCGCCGAAGCGGGCTTTTGATAGATGTGGGCGTACGAGTCAAGTCGCTGGGGCGAGGGCCTTCGTAACGTACAGTTTGGGCCCAGTTAGTTCGCCTTCTTCTGTAATCGCCACAACGTCTAAACGGCAGGGGCTGTCGAACTGGAATGGCGAGAATATGAGAGCTGCGCCGGCGTGCGCGCGCGTAGGAGGGGCGAATCCCTCACGACTTGTCGTATTTAGGACGAGAGACTCTGGTTCAAACTTAATTGAACTAATAGTTTCTCCATCTTTTCGCACTACGAGTTCAAGCTCCTTAAATGGCTTTTCTATCGCTGTGTGAACGGATGCAAAAATGCAAAGCTTTGGGATAGTAATGGGGAAATCAGAGACATGCATGTCATTTAAGTAGACGCCCATGAATGACATCTTATTCCCGATTTCGTTGCGAATGTCATCGCAAAATATTGCTTCAATGTGACGGCCACTCATTTGTTTTCCTGCTTGCAAACCTGCACGAATGCGCCAACCACATCCAATAGCGGAACATCGAGAACACTAGAAAGGCGAACGAATGTACTAAGCCTAGGATCTCCGCGGCCAGATTCAATTCTCGCAATGGAGGGTTGCTTCATGCATGCGAGGGCCGCCAACTGCGTCTGCGAGATTCCACGGTCGAGACGAAATTCGCGCAAGGATAAATTTTCTAGGCGCTTGACTTCCTCGTAGTCTGAGGCCGCCGCCGCCAACGCTTCTCGGCCACCTGGTTCGTTCGCGAATGCGGCGATTTCCGCATCAATATCAACGAACTCGTCGTCTGGAAGCGTGTTAATGAACTTCGTTTGTTTGAACTCTAGAGCAAAGGGTTCACTGGTCGCTGACGGAGCGAATTCAGTGAACTTTGAGCCCGAGTCGCTTATAAAGCTCACGAATACGTTTGCACGTGTCGGGGTCATTTTCATAATCTAGGCTCCGATGTACTACCGCCACAATGTAGAAGTCTTTTGCTTCGATATCGTAGAAGTAGATAAGCCTGTAAGGAAATGTGTGGCCAGGAGCGTCATATGCCTTTATGCGCCATACGTCGTGACCGCGTTTGTGGAAGAACTGGAATTGAGTGACTTCATAGTCAAACCCTAATCCGGGCCAGATCGTGTCCGGTGTGGTCAAATGCTCGAGAGGTGAAGGGTCATCAATCAACCCGCGGACGATCAGAAGCGCCATCGCAGCATCTTTCTGCGATGTCAACTTGATTTTCTGGATGTCCTCGTTGGCCTCCCTGTGGAGCCTTACCCTTGTCATTATAGCTTATAACATATAATTTTCAAGATTGCATGCCGCCCAGACCGCTATCACCGTCTCCGGTATCGCCTGTGCTCGACCATGACCCCGACCACGCGCAACGGCTCGCGTTCGCTGCTGATCGTGGGATAGTCCGGGTTCAGCGGCACCAGCTCGAATATCTCGATACTTTTGGCGTCTACGCCACGCGGTCGGTAGGTCTTGAACGTCGCTTCGTCACGCCCGTTGGTGGCCACAACGAAGTCCCCTGCGATGGGCCGGATCGCCGGATCCACGAGAATCCGGTCCCCTTCTCGAAAATCCGGTTCCATCGAACGCCCCTCTATCTCAAGCGCGAAGGCGCTATCCGACAGGTCGAGGTCAGTCAGCAGATACTCGAACGCGTCGCCGGCAGGGAAGGGCGTCACGGTCTCATGCATCAGTCCTGCCTGCACGCTGCTGATCAACGGTATGCGCCGCCTGCCCACTTCGGCGGGGCGCACATTCACCGGGCCCTCCATAGGGCCACTCCCGTCCCGCAGCCATTCGGGTTCAACCCGCAGAAACTTCGCCAGCGCGACCACCTTCTCGTCGTCGACCGCGTCCGCTGCGCCGTTGAACCATAGGGAAACGGCCGCCGTGCTGACGCCGCCGGCTTCGGCGATATCGGACTTCTGCCGAACACCGCGCAGGCCCATCGCGTAGTGCAGCCTGGCCGTGAAGCTCTCCGGGTGGTACGAATTGAGGTACTTCGGGGCCGGCTTTTGCCCTGGCCCGATGAGCGACGGAATGCGCTGATTGCCCCTACCGGTGATCAGCCAAAACATATTGAAGCCGTACGCTTCCTGAAGGCGTGCGGCCTGGTCGTGGCCAATATCGAGCAGCTCGCCGCAAAGCCATTTTGCCGCGGTGCCCGGTGCTACGCCAGCCGCCGCCTCGAGCGCTTCCTGCGTGATTCCACCGTCGCCCAGAATAGCTGTAATGCGCTGGGCGAGGCCCTCGCATGCCTGGGTCGCCGCGGGGAAGGTGTTGGCGTTCGTGGTCATGTCAGCGCCTATCGCCGGCGATATCGGCGGTGCTCGACCATCACGCCGATGATCCGAGCCGGCTCGTGTTCGCTGTTGATGGTCGGGTAGTCGTCGTTCAACGGCACGAGCTCGAACACCTCTCGACCGCCCTGGCCGATACCGCGGGGGCGGTACTTTTTGAAGGTGGCTTCTTCACGGCCGTTTTTCGCCACTACGAAGTCGCCGGGCTGAGGTTGCAACGCAGGGTCGACGATGATGCGATCGCCCTCCTTGAAATCGGGCTCCATTGATTGGCCCTCGATTTCCAACGCAAATGCGTGATCCGACAGATCGAGGTCGGTCAGGAGGTATTCGAAAGCCGCACCCGGAGGAAACGGTTCGAACGCTTCAGTCATTCTGCCGGCCTGGACACTACTGATAAGCGGGATACGGCGCTGCCCAATGGACGCAGGCATAACGTTACCGATGCCAGATGTCCCGCCATCGATGGCCTTGTGGCCCTTGCCCGTAGCGAGCCACCAAGGATTCACCTTAAAGAACTGAGCGGCCAGCAGTAAGTTTTCACCGCTGATGTTCTTCGTGCGGCCGGACATCCAGTCGTTGATAGACGGTTGCTTAATCCCGCACGCGCGTGCGAGCTCCGCCGGCTTGGCCCCGGAATCCTCGAAACATTCGGTAAGACGTTCAGCGAGTGTAGACATTAGGTAAGCCTAACAGAATGAGACTTCGGAATTCCTTGACTCAAAAGTAAGGAAATCCTAAACTTCCGAGAAATTGTCATCGGAGCCAGTGATGGATGCCTACGCAGTTGCTGTCATCGAACTCTTCGGCGGAACAACGAAGACGGCCGAATTCTTCGATATCGAACCCCCATCGGTGTCCGAATGGAAGAAAACCGGAATTCCGAAGGCGCGCCTTCAGACGCTTCAACACGCCAAGCCCGATTTGCTTGCCGCCGCGGCTAAAGCGTGCGAGCCGACTCCGGCATGAGAAAGGTCATCCCGATCCGTCGCCGTGTCGGCCTGCTCGGCACCGTCGCCGCGCTTTTCAGCGCCTGGCGGCTGCATCGTGCTGATCGCCGGCCGCCCAGTCCTTACTACGACCCGAAACAGTTCCGGGGGCGTCGATGAAACGACCGACCTTGCTCGAGCGAATGGTATGGGCGGCGTTGGAGTACACCCATTTCGCGTGGTGGCGCCGATATCCAGAAATGATCGCACCAGAGATGCTGTGCCACTGCCCACGCTGCGTCGCGGCTCGCGCGTCAGGCATTGAGAAGTATGGCCACCATCCGGTCTGCACTTGGCACATGTGCCCGCCGGGCCCCGATGATTGCCGGCCGTGCGTGTGTGGAATGTCGCTCAAGCTTGAGCGTAGACCTCTAGCACTTGCTCTATATACCGTTCGGGGATCGTTCGCTTTGTGGCGTAGTTCCGGCCGTGTACGGCGTGCATTCGCACAGGATCGTCCAGCAGCTTCCAAAGCTGTTCCTGAGGCTGTCCGTGGCCAATGTCCACCTGGAAGCCGATGAGAGCGGTCCGACCGTCTTTCAGACGAACGCACGCGCGTGCCTCGACAGTGCGGACGTTCAGCCATTCGTCCGTGAACTCGATGAGCCGTCGTTTCTCGACTGCTTCGATAAGTTCCGATTTGTTCATGAGCACCCCTTCTGTGAGAGTGATTGACGTGTGGAAACTCGATTCTCGCATGGTCGGTGGTGCTCACCATTTCAGCCCGGCGCCGCTGCGCCGCCTCGTTCGTCTCGTTGGAATCCATCGTATTGACGACGCTTTGCACTTGGGAGCAACACGTGAAGGTTGCTGAGAGAAACGAAAATGTGGTAGTGGGCCTGATCGCGAAGCGGACTCAGGTCGCCGTGGCAAACGCCCTGGGCATCGACCGCACGAACTTCAATCGCTTCCACAACAGCCGCGGTCACGGACTGTCGCTGAAAAAATTCTGCGAGCTGCTCGAGCTGCTCGGACTGGATCTGTCTCGGCTTGAAGGCGCGCCGGAAATACCCGAAGACGTCGATACGGTCACGATGCCGCGCGCAGAGTACGAGGCGATGCTCGAGCGCCAGGATGCGATGCGCACGCTTCTCAAGCACTCGCTGGGGGACTGATATGGCATCGCGAAAAGCGTGGCGTGCGGAAGAGGATGCCTTGCTCGTGCAGCTTTGGGCAACGCACATGTCTATCAAACAGATTGCAGCGCGGTTCGCCGACCGCACACCAGTTGCCGTGCAGAAGCGTGCCCGCTACGGGCTTGCGTTGCCCGACCGGATCAACATGCCGCGTCCGAATCAGTCTGTCGCGTGGGAAGCGATCCAACGCGAGTTGCGCAAGGTGCCGATGGCCGATTCCAAGTTTCTGGCCATGGTGACGGGCTTCTCGCGTCGCCAAGTCCTCATTCAGCTGCGCGCACGCTACACCGCCGGCGAGCTTCACATCGCCGGATGGGCGCGCTACGCCCCTGCCGGCGTATGGGCTGCCCGCTACGCGCTCGGTGCCGGCGTTGACGCACTCAAACCAGATCCGATACCGCCCGAAGTGGTGGACCGGCGCTACAAGCAGCGGGCCAGTAAGGATCCTGCGTACACAGCCGCGCGCAACGCGCGTGCCCGCGCACGCTATGCGATCAAGACAGGGCGGCTTGTTCGTCGTGATCCGCTGGTTGCGGCGCTGTATGGCACCGCGTAGGCGGGGGAAAAATGGCAAGAATTCGCTCAGTTAAACCTGAATTTTGGACGTCCGAGCAGGTGATGGACGTGTCTCGCGACGCACGCATCCTGTTCATCGGGATGTGGAATTTCTGCGACGACGCAGGAATTCACTCGGCCAACGAGAAGCGCCTGAAGGCCGAGGTATTCCCGGCGGATGATCTGACTTCGGCGGATGTTCGCCGAATGGTCGACGAACTGCTTCGCGTCGGCTTGCTCGACGAGTATGAAGTCGCCGGACAGCGATTCTGGATCGTCACGGGCTGGCATCACCAGAAGATTGACCAACCGACGTTCAAGCACCCACTGCCGGACGGCACAGTTCCTTCTGGTGCGCCGAAACGCCGTCAAACCCGCATGAAATCGAAAGATTCGGCGAGTGATCGCGGATTGGACGGTGAGCGCTCGCCTGATGTTCGTGGAATGTTCGACGAACACTCGTCGAATGAACGGGGAGTGTTCGACGACCGTTCACCCCCGGAGGGGAGTGGAGTGGAAGGGAGTGGAGTATCGAAAGGTAGTGGTACTTCAATCGCCGTAAGCGGCGACGATGAAATCCGCAGCCTTCCGGATGCGTACGTGCCAGCCAACCCGGCCGAATGGGCGACTTTCTTCGGCGCCGAGTACGGCATCGAGGTCTCTGTGAGCAGCCAGCACGATCGGCGGAAGTTCGTCCCGTTGGCGACAGCATGGGTGAATGCCGGTATCACGCTCGGTCGGATGCGCCACGCCATCGAGCGCGCATACGCCGAGGCGACCGAACCGATCGCTTACCTGCCGGCATACGTCGACCGCGTGCTGGCCAGCTCGAGCGCACCACGCGCCTCGCCGCGCAGCGCTGAAAACGCAGCGATCCTCGCCGGCCTCGCCGGTAACCCCTTGGGAGACGAGCATGGGAACGACCCCGGCACCATCGACGTCGACGCGACTGTCGTCGGCTGACTGGCCGCAAGACGCGGCACCGCAAAGGCTCATCGAGCGTTTGTTCGCCATCCTTGGGCAGCGCTACGGGGCCCGCCTCGCGGACATGTGGCGCGGCGGCGATCCGGCGCGGCCCGAGACGGTGCAAAAGCACCTCGACGGCGTGAAGCGCCAGTGGGCGCTCGACCTGTCCGACCTGACGGCCGCCGAGTGGCAGCGCGGTATCGCCGCTTTGCGCGATCGCCCGTACGTGCCGACCAGCCCGGAATTTCGCGTGCTGTGCCGCCCACGCCAGCACGTTGGCGAACTGCTCGACTACGCCGTCGCGCAGTTGCATCGTCGCAGCACCGACGGCAATGACGCCTGGCCCGATCCCGCGGTCTACTGGGCGGCCCAGCGCGTCGGCGGGTACGAGATGCGCACTCTCGGTCGCGACGTGCTCGTGAAGCGGTTCGCGGCGGCGCTTGATGCGGTTCGGGACGAGGGCAACGTGCCGCCCGTGCCACCCGCTATGGCCGCGCTGCCAGCACCCGGCAAAGCCGTGACGGACAAGGCGACCGGCCGTGCGCACCTCGCAACGATTCTCGCGGGATGCAAGGGGCGCTCGGAACGCTCGCTCTCGCGTGCGCGCGAGGCGTTGCTCCCGGTTGCAGATCGCCCCGACGCCGTGGCGAAGTTGCTCCCCGATTCCGTCCTCGCGTACGCGCGCGGGGCAGAGAAGGGCGCTCAGCGCTCACCGCGGGGCTGACCGTGGATCTGTGCCCACTCTGCCAGGTGAACGCCGGCCGGCTCGACTTCACGAAGCCCTGCTGCCGCGTCCGGCACCTCATGGCGCTGCCGAAGGTCGAAATGCGCCGCGCGACGCTCGACCGATGGCGCAGGCAGTTGGGCGACACGGCCATGAACCAGATCGAAACCGAAGTGAAAGCCCGATGGGCAGCGAGGAAAGCATGAGTACGTTGAACTTTAGAAGCAATGCCAAAACCCGCATGCAGGCTCTTGGTCGGCTGAAGGCGGGCGAGATGAACAAGACCGAAAAGCAGTACGCCGAGTACCTCGAAGCGCGCCGCGTAGCGGGCACGATCGCTTGGTACAAGTTCGAAGGCATGAAGTTGCGCCTTGCGGACAACACGTTTTATTCGCCTGATTTTGCTGTGATGTTGGCGGACGGATGCATGGAAATGCACGAAGTCAAAGGGCATTGGCAGGATGATGCCCGAGTGAAAATTAAGGTTGCGGCGGAGCTGTACCCGTTCCGATTCATCGCCGTGCGCACGCGCTTGAAGCGCGAGGGCGGTGGCTGGCAGCAGGAGGTATTCGAGTGACACACGCCAAATTCCGCGGCGTTTACGCTCATAAGGACGGAGGCTGGACTGCCTCGATTGGCGTCGGGGGCGAGAACCTCTATTTGGGATGGTTCGCCGGCTTCGACGCGGCCAAGAGCGCACGGCTTGCAGCTGAAGTGAAGCACTTTGGGCGGGTGTTCGATCGGCGTGAAGTGGAAACCGATGGCATTACCGCTAAGCTGCCGCTTCACGGCCAGCGCGGCATCTTTCACGGGTGGGCCCTTGTCGACCACGCCGACCTTGAGATTACCCAGGGCATCGCGTGGACGAAAGATGCTCGTGGGTATGTGGTTGGCCGCCCGGCTGGGTTCGCAAATAGCGTCACCTTGCACCGTTGGCTTTTGATAGGGGGAGCCAAGGGCAAATTGATCGTGGATCACGAAAATCGCGACCGGCTGGACAATCGACGCGGAAACCTGCGTAGCGCGACGACGAATGGGAATGCTCAGAACACCAGCCTTGCCAAGAACAATACGAGCGGATTCAAGGGCGTCTCGCGCGCTGCGCGAGGTCGGTGGCGAGCGCGTATCTGGGCAGACGGAAAAGAACGGCTGATCGGTTACTTCGGAACGCGTGAGGCAGCCGCTGCCGCATATGACGCAGAAGCAAAGGTGCTTCACGGCGCGTTTGCGTCGCCCAACGCAGGGTTGGAGAACGACTATGAATGACCGCGCTTACAAGCGCTACAGCCTGACGCCCGGTGTGAGGGTGCAGGCGGAGCAGTTGCCGCTGGAAGCGGCGTGATGGATTGGCACTTTTGACGGGGGAATAGGCCAATGAACGAAGCATTTCAAGACACGCGACAGGCGCTACACGTGGCGTACCTCGTTCTGTCGCTACCGCCGCGCCAGAAGGCGCCATTCCGGAACATGCTGATTCGTATCCTCGAGGACCTCGACCGACCGACGAGGGCGCAGGAAGCGTGGCTCAACGAACTGCGTGGCCCGCAGGGGGACTTTGATCCAGAACGCCTGACGCTCGAGGAATATCGCGCTCAGTGCGCCATGATCACAGACGCAGCGCGCACGCGCTTGCCGTCGCCTGAATACGCCGCGGTGCTCGCGCGCTTCGCGCATGGTGACGAGAAGGTGAGGGGTATCAAGGCGTTGGCCGTCTGGTCGCGGAAGTCGAGCGGCATCACGGCGGTTGGGCTGCTGGAGGACTTGGTCGTGTGGAACTACCTGCCGCGCACCAAACGCGAAGGGGCGTCAATTCGTGACCTGGCCGAACGACACAAGGTGACCAAGGACAAGGCTTTCCGCGCTGCGAAGTGGATGGCGAGTCGTTTCACCGAACTCGAAAATCTGGCAGTCGCGCGACTCGAATCGGGTTTCGTCCTTCACGGGGTGGTGCCCGCCGCAAACCGTCCCGCGTGCGACTTCGCGCAGTCCGTTGCAGCGTAAGGACTTCGAACGAAAAAGGGCTTGCAGTTTTGCGACAAAGCACCTAAGATTCGCCCATACTCACCGCGAGTACACCCAAAGCCCGCCTAGTGCGGGCTTTTTCACTGTTTCGGTGCTATCGCCGATCCGATCGAGCCTTCGATGAGTGCACGCGTTTTCTCGAATGCCTCGATTTGCGTATCGGACCAGCCAGCACCGAGGGACGCTGATAGAAGCGTCTCCATCCAGTGATGCATGGCCTGCTCGAGTTGTGGTGTTCGTTCCGTCGTGCTCAGCAGAGCAATTATCGCTGCGAGAATTGCGTGGGTATCGCCCGCAGTCGTCATTGTGGCTTCGATCAGTGCCTTTTCCATTGCGTATCCCTGGGTTGATGAATTAAGCGTGTTCCATCTCGCGCTGTGCCGCGAGTGCCAGAAATGCCGAGCGCGACATATGGCGCTTCTCGGCTTCGGCATCGATTTGGCTCACGAGACGCTCGGGCAGGCTGATGTTCAGTCGCACGGCCTTGCTGCTGACCTTTGACAGATCAATGTCGACGAACATCCAGAAGCCGGTGCCGTCGTCCACTTCATTCGCGTGCAGCTTCTTGATGTCGTATGTCGGCGCCGGGATCTGCTCGTCGCTGTCTTCGTACATGAGCTCGACGGCCTCTTGCGCATTGCGCTCGAGATCGTCGAGCGTATCCGCAGCGGTGTGCACCCCCGGCAGATCCGGGAATGCGGCGCCGAAGGCGCTATCGCCTTCCTGCCACACGTAGATCGGATATTTCATTCGCTTCTCCAGTCAATGCCCGCTTGCTTAAAGATCGAGCGGGCGGTGCCAATCGGCATGTCCTTTTTCGGGTGCGGGACGATCACCACTCGACCGTTCTCGTGCCGAAACTTGTGGTGGCTGCCGCGCACCGACACTTCGGTGAACCCGGCGGCTTTCAGTCGTTTGATGATGTCTGCGCTTGTCATGTGTGTAATCTTACACAATACACAACGTTGTGTAAAGGTATTTTGCGCAGCGTGACGCATATCGGTTGATTCGCCCGGCAGGGCACAGACCATAACGCCGCGTCGCTGCCCGGACCAGCCGGCCAGTGTCCGATCCTTTCCGAAATAACCCCGGCAGCGCGCCACATGTCGCCACCCGTACCTCCTGCGGGGAAACGAGCGGTGGGGGCGCGTGGAAGTACTGATCGTCATACGATGTTCGCTTTTCCGAACCAGGGTCCCACATATCCCTCATCGCCATGCCGGATTGACATGCGCTCGAGCGAAACGGCATCAACGCGCTCGCAAATGCATTCATAGGCAGTGCCATTGGCAAGATCAGGCGGTAGCAAGTCGAGGCGGCGAGGCGAGGCACAAGCAGCGCAAGTGATGGTGATTTCGATCCGGTTCGGCATGGTGTTCCCTTCGATAGCGTTTGAATTGTGTGCCTGTCGGGCATCGAAATTCTCGACTTAAGCGTTGGTCGGAATCCCGACCGTTTGCGTGGATATCGCTTGTTCCTCTTGTAAGTGTTTGAGCAAAAAGAAATTACTTCGGCGAGATACGTACAAGTTCGTCACGCTCACCGTGCCGACGATCGCCATTTTTCGAATTTTTCCCGCCTATGAAAAAGCCCGCTCAACTCCTGATCGTCTACCGGTCGACGGACGAGCTGGCCGCCTACGAGAACAACGCCCGTACGCACAGCACTGCGCAGATTGAGCAGATTCAGGCATCGCTTGAGCAGTTCGGCTGGACGAACCCAGTCCTGATCGCTGACGGCGGAATCATCGCCGGGCATGGCCGCATCGAAGCGGCGACCGGAATGTGGGAAGCGGGCAAGAACATCGGCATGTGCCCGAGGCCGTTCGAAGTGCCGACGGTCGACCTGTCGCACCTCGACGCCACGCAGCGGCGCGCGTACATCCTTGCCGACAACCAGCTTGCATTGAACGCCGGCTGGGATGAAGAGCTGCTCGCGGCCGAGCTGGCTGATTTGAAGGCTGACGGGTTTGACCTGTCCGTCATCGGCTTCAGCGACGCTGAATTGCGCGAACTATTCACGGATCCCGGCGAACCCGGTCCCGGTGGGGATGGGTCGCTTGCTGAACTATTCATGGTGCCGCCATTCAGCACGCTGGATGCGCGCGCCGCCGCATGGCAAGAGCGGAAAGACGCCTGGCTGTCGCTGGGCATCCAGTCCGAAGTCGGCCGCGACGCGCCAGCATTCGGCGGTTCCAGCGAGGCACAGAAGGCGGCACGCGGCGCAACGGCTCAGCACCGAACCAGTGTGTTCGACCCGGTGCTGTGCGAACTGGCCTACCGGTGGTTTTGCCCGGAAGGTGGGATCGTGCTGGATCCGTTCGCGGGCGGCAGCGTGCGCGGCATCGTCGCGGCGCGCCTCGGGCGCCAGTACGTCGGCATGGAACTGCGCGAAGAGCAGGTCGCGGCCAACCGCGAGCAGCTTCACCTGATTGCGCCGGATGACCCGGCGCCCGCGTGGACGGTGGGCGACAGCCGGAAGATTGGCCAGGCGCTCAAGGGCGTCGAGGCCGACTTCCTGTTCTCGTGCCCGCCATACGCTGACCTCGAACGCTACTCGGACAGGACGGAAGACCTGTCCACGATGAAGTACTCCGAATTCCTTGCAGCGTACCGGGACATCGTCGCCGGCGCGGCGGCGCTGCTGAAGCCTGACCGCTTCGCCGGCTTCGTCGTGGGCGATGTTCGGGCGCGCAGTGGCGCGTATCGCAATTTCGTGTCCGACACGATTGCCGCCTTCCTCGACGCCGGGCTGACGCTCTACAACGAGGCGATCCTGCTGACCGCGCTGGGCAGCGCTCCCATCCGCGCAGGCAAGCAGTTCGCCGCCAGTCGCAAGCTTGGGAAGGTGCACCAGAACGTCCTCGTGTTCGTGAAGGGCGACTGGAAGAAGGCCGTCGCCGCATGCGGCACGGTGGATATGACGAACGTTGAATTTCCCGAACCTGACGAGTGATGGCTGGACGCAAACCCTTCGTGCCCACGGCGGCGGACCGGAAGATGGTCGAGACGCTTGCCGGGTATGGCGTGCCGCACGAGGATATCGCCCTGCAGATCGTCAACCCGCAGACGTCCAAGGCGCTGGACCCGAAATCACTGCGCAGGCACTTTCGCTCTGAACTAGACACTGGCGCGACGAAGGCGAACTCGCTTGTCGCGCAGTCACTCTTCAAGCATGCGACCGGCACCGGCAAAGGCGCCGTGACCGCTGCAATCTTCTGGATGAAGGTGCGCGCTGGCTGGAAAGAGCCGCCGCAGCGGCTTGAGCACACGGGGGCCGACGGCGGCCCCGTGGAACAACGGACAACCGTCGTCGATGAAAGAGAGGTCGCAGCCACCGTCGCAAAGCTCGAAGACGAGTATTGACCCTGCCGTCGAGCGGGCAGTCATAAAAGCGAAGTGCGAACGCGATCACCTGTTCTTCAGCCGGTACTTCTTCAAGCACCGGCAGGGCATCAAGTTCCGCGTCAACTGGCACCACGTGCTGATCGCCGACACGGTGCAGCGCGTGATCGACGGCGAACTCAAGAACGTTGTCATCAACGTGCCGCCGGGCTCGTCGAAAACGGAACTGGTCGCGATCAACCTGATCGCACGCGGTCTCGCACTGAACCCTCGCGCGCGGTTCCTGCACATCTCGTATTCGGACGACCTCGCGCTGCTCAACAGCGAGACGGCACGAGAGATTGTTTCGTCCGACGAATACCAAGCGCTTTGGCCCCTGGCCATCGCCGACGACGCGAAGTCGAAGAAGCGCTGGAACGTGATGCTGAACGGCAAGAAGGCCGGCGGCGTCTACGCAGTGTCGCTCGGCGGTCAGATCACCGGCTTTCGAGCCGGTCACATGGCCGAGGGTTGGCAGGGCGCGATCATCATCGACGACCCGCTGAAGGTCGAGGACGCCTACAGCAAGCCGAATCGCAACAAGGCAAACCGCAAGCTGTTGTCTACGGTAAAGAGCCGAAAGGCCAATCCGGACACGCCGATCATCGTGATCATGCAGCGGCTCGCCGAGGAAGACCCGACGGGCTTCATCAAAGCGGGCAAGGTGCCGGGGGAATGGGAGTTCATCGAGATCCCGGCCCTGATCACCGATGAGTACGTCGCGAAACTGCCGCAGCGCGTGCGTGACCAGGTCGAAGATAGCGAGCGCGACGACGACGGCCGGTTTAGCTATTGGCCCTACAAAGAACCGCTGCACGACCTGCTTGCTACGGAAAAGGCCGACGTCTATGTCTTCAACGGCCAGTATATGCAGCGTCCCGCGCCGCTCGGCGGCGGGATCATTCAAAGCGGCAAGTTCCTGCGCTACGGCGCGCTGCCGCTGCTTGAGTACCGCAAGATTTTTGCCGACACGGCGCAGAAGACCGCCGAGCGTAACGACTACAGCGTGCTTCAGTGCTGGGGCCTGGGCTTCGATAAGCGCATCTACTTGATCGACACGGTGCGCGGGAAGTGGAAGGCGCCCGAACTGAAGCAGCGAGCCATCGACTTCTGGAACAAGCATGCCGCCATTGGCGCAGACGACCCGAACGCGCCGGTCCTGCGCCAGATGAAGGTTGAGGACAAGTCCAGCGGTACCGGACTTATTCAGGACATCCAGGCAGAGGGCGGAATCCCGATTGAGGGTATCGAGCGTGTCAAGGACAAGCTGACGCGGGTGATGGACATCATCAGCCAAATTGACGCGGGCAACGTGGCCATCCCGATCGATGCGCCGTGGGTTAGCGACTTCGTGTCTGAGTGCGACGCCTTCACCGCTGACGACACCCACGCACACGATGACCAGATCGACCCGATGGTCGACGCAATCAACGACATGCTCGGCCCAGCCCGCAATCTCTCTGTCTGGGAACGTCTCGGCGCCGGATAACACAGGACTGAAACAGGATGTCGCGAAAGAACAAACCTGGCCGCAGCCCCGCAGCAGCGGCCGGCGCGACGTCTACCCAGCGTACGAGTGATTCGTTCGCCAACTTCGGCGCGCGCTTGGGCTGGGGGACGGACAACCAATCGTCCGGATCGCAATACACGCTTTCCTACCAGAGCCGCAATCGAATCTGGCTCGAAGCCGCGTATCGCGGTTCTTGGATCGTCGGCAAAGCCGTCGACTCAATGCCGGAGGATATGACGCGCGCTGGTATTGAAATGCGCGGCATGGATCCGTCCGACATCACCCTGATGGAGCGCGGTATGACGCGGCTCGGCATCTGGGACGCGCTCTGCGACAACGGGAAGTGGGCACGCCTGTATGGCGGCTCTATCGCTGTCATGCTGATCGACGGGCAGGACATGTCGACGCCGCTGCGCACCGAAGCCATTGGAAAAGGGGCTTTCAAAGGGTTGATGGTGCTGGACCGTTGGATGATCGCGCCGCCTGTCGGTGAAGTGGTCACGGATTTCGGCCCTGACATGGGCAAGCCCAAGTATTACCAGATTGTCGCCGCCAATACCGGTTTGCCGCCGGGGGAAATCCACCATTCGCGCGTGTTGCGCATGGATGGCATCGACTTGCCGTTCAACCAGCGAATCAGCGAAAACGGATGGGGGCTGTCGGTCCTCGAACCGATGTGGGACCGCCTGATCGCTTTCGACAGCGCGTCGGTGGGCATCGGGCAACTGATCTACAAAGCGCATTTGCGCGTGATCAGCATCGAGAAGCTGCGCGAGATCGTCGCGGCTGGCGGCCCGGCAATGGCTGGTCTGACGAAGCAAATTGAATTCATTCGCGGCACTCAGACGAACGAGGGCATGACGGTCCTCGACTCGACCGACAAATTCGAGACGCACCAATACAGCTTCAGCGGGCTGTCGGACGTCATGATCCGCTTTGCCGAACAGTTGGCGGGTTCGATCGGCACGCCACTGACCCGTCTGTTCGGGCAGTCGCCGGGCGGGCTCAATGCCACCGGCGATGGCGAGATGAAGCAGTACCACGAGAACGTCAAGCAGCAGCAGGAAAGGCGTCTGCGTCATCCGCTTCACCGGCTTCTCGGCGTGCTATCGATGTCCGAACTCGGCAAGCCGCTACCAGACGAATTCGAGTTTGAGTTTCGAAACCTTCAGGACATGTCTGAGGCCGAGAAGGCCGAGATTGCAGAACGCAAGACGAACGCCATCATGGCGGCGCTTGCAGAAGGCGTTATCAAGGTGTCGACGGCGCTCAAGGAACTGAAGGGGCTCGCGGCGATCACCGGGCTGTTCGGAAATATCACCGCTAAGCAGGTGGCGGAAGCCGAAGCGCAGGAAGTCGACGAGCCACCGCCGGCGCCCGATGTGAGCCCGGTGGATTCGGTCCGGAAGCTCACTGACTTGGGCAAAGTCGCCACGAACGATTCGTTCTTCCGCCGATTTTGGTTCAAGAGAGGATGAGCTACACCGTCGACAGAATGCGCAAGGGCAACGGCAAGCGAAACCGCAACCGGAACCCCGTGCGCACAACAGCGACTGAAGCCCGCTATCGGACGCAACTGCGCAAGATTGCGTCGCACGTCGCGGCGCTCGTGAACGGCGTAGACGATGACCTGGCAGGTGTGCCAACGCTCGAACAGGTGCTGCGTCAGTACAGCGACGCGCTCGACGGCTGGGCGCGGCGCGCCGCCGCACAGATGCTCGACGATGTCGCCCGCAATGATGCGTCGGCATGGAGTCGCCTTTCCGACGAGATAGGGCGGGCGCTCAGTGATGAGATCCGCAACGCACCTACGGGGCAGACGCTATTTCAGTTGATGGAAGAGCAGGTCGGCCTGATCAAGTCGATTCCACTCGACGCGGCGCGACGCGTACACGAGTTGGCGATTGACGGGCTCAGCACCGGGCGCCGTGCCGCTGACATTTCTCGCGACATTCAGAACTCGGGCGGTGTCGTAAAGAGCCGCGCCGACTTGATCGCGCGCACCGAAGTTTCACGCAGCGCCTCGTCGCTAACCGAGGCTCGTGCGCGGCACGTCGGGTCTGAGGGCTACTTCTGGCGGACAGCTGGTGACGGCGACGTGCGGCATTCGCACGCCGAGATGGAAGGCAAGTATGTGCGTTGGGATTCGCCGCCGACGTTGGACGGCATGACTGGCCACGCCGGGTGTTTTCCGAACTGCCGGTGCTATCCGGAACCGGACTTACCCGACTGAGTTATGCCCCAAGCACTGCACATTTACTTTCATGTCCGTGACTCGTCGGACTGGGACGAGAGCCGTCACCCGAGGGCGAAGAACGGTCGGTTCGGAAGTGGTGGCGCTTCGTCGAAGGTGGCGATGCTTGGCACCAAGCTGCGCGGCGACGAGTTGGGCCAGTACAGCACGATGAAGGAACTGCGCGAGAAGGCGCTGACCTACGCCGATCGGTTCATCGGCAAGAACTTCAAGAACGCCCACACGGGCAACGAAATCAACGTGACGCGCGCCGGCGTGCGTCACACGATTTCCGGTGCGTCCGACAGCCTGGTGCGAACGGTGCCCGCGATTCCCGAGCTATTGCAGCGCGCGAAACTGGTCGAGACGGCGAAGGACAAGCGGGGCGACCAGAACATTCTCGGGATTGAGAAATACGCGGCGCCGGTCACGATCGACGGAAAAACGTACCAGGCGCTGTTGACGGTCAAGCAGTACCGCGATGGGCGTCGCTACTACGACCATGGGCTGGTGCAATAAAAAAGAGACCGCCGTTTGAGTAAGGTGCGTCCCGCTGCTAGGGCGGACTGGCTTGAACCTCCGGGGTCTCCGGTTTCAATTATAGCGCGCTGCCGATTTTCCGCAATTTCCCTGCTGCAACAACGACATACGCTGTTCAAGCGTGCCCTTCCCATGAAGAAACACACCAAGCGCGGCGGCACCTGCAAGTGCGGCGGCGAGAAGCCGGGCGCGCCCGTGCATACGTGCGACGGCGCGATCACCGCCGGCGTTTTGACGTCCGAAGCGCTTGGCGCGCGTCAGTCCATGACGCCGGAGGGCTTCCTACTGTGCGAAGAGGTGCCGATCGCCCGAGTTGGGACGATGGACTACGCGGCAGTCGAACTGCCCGAGCTCGAAGACAAGGACGGCGTGATCGTCGCCGAACGGACGGCCGACGTGCTGTTCAATCCCGAGACGCTGGCCAGCTTCGAGGGCAAGCCGGTCACGATCGACCACCCGCCCGACTTCGTGACGCCGGAAAACTACCGGGACGTCGTGCGCGGCACCGTGCGCAACGTGCGGCGAGGCGAGGGCACGCAGTCTGAATTGATGCTGGCAGACCTGCTGATCACGGACGCCGTGGCGATTCACCGCGTTCGTGCGAAAGAGCTGACGCAGACCAGCAACGGCTACGACGCCAAGTACGAGCAAATCGCGCCAGGGCGGGCGCGTCAAGTGTCGATCGTGGGCAACCACGTCGCGCTCGTGAAAAGCGCCCGCTGCGGCCCGGTGTGTTCCATCGGGGATAGCGCATCCAACCTCCTTTCGAAAGGAATCACTGAAATGAAGACGAACAAAACCGCGCCTTCGACGCTGATGGAAAAGCTGCGCAAGGCGTTCATGACGCGAGACTCGGACGCATTCGAGCAGGCCGCGAGCGAGATGACCGGCGACGAAAGCGGCGAGGGGGGCGACGGCCAGCCTCAGATTCACATCCATATGCCCGGCACGCCTGCCACACCTGCCGCCGCAACGGGTGACGAAGGCGGTGATGGTGCTGGCGCTGGCGCAACAGGCGGCGACGACAAGATTGCCGCCCTTACTGCCGCCGTCACTAAGGTTGCCGAAGCAGTCGAAGCAATCGGCGAGCGGGTCGCCAAGCTCGAAGCGGGCGGCGGCGCTGGCGCCACCGAGGACGATGACGACGGCATCGACGGCCTGACCGAAGACGATGACGAGGAGGTCAGCGGGGCAGCAGCCGGATCGGCGCAGAAGACTGGCGATAGCGCCGCTGTGCGAGAACTGTTCCAAGAGGCGCGTGCCCGAGCCGAAATCCTGGCACCAGGCGTCAACCTCCCGACGTTCGATGCGAAGTCGAGCCTGAAGAAGACCACCGATTCGCTGTGCGTGCTTCGTCGGCGCGCGCTGCGCGCGGCGCTCGCAACGCCGAATGCTGACCTGGTGAAGTCTGTACTGGGTGGCGCGGACATCAAGGCCATGACCTGCGATTCGGCGGCAGTCGCGTTCAACGCAGCGGCCGAGCTGGTCAAGTCGCGAAACAGCCATGCCGGTCAGCACCGCCACGCGACGAATGACAGTGCCAAGCCGGGCACCTTCGATGACATCAACGAGCGCAATCGCGCTTTCTGGAAACGTTCGTAAGGAATCGCCATGTCCCTCCAAGCCTATCAATACCGTATGCCGGCGGGCTTCGCCGGTGACCTGCAACGCGCTGAAGTCGCCACGATCGAGACGCAGTTTCTCGATGCGTCCGCACCGCCGGCTGCCTTCGGCCTGCCGGTGAAGCTCGTGTCGGGGAAGGTCCAGCCGATCAACAATGCGGCCGACACCGCTGCAACTGTCTACGGCGTGAACATCCGTGCCTACCCGATTCAGGGCAATGGCACGGACCCGCTGGGCACGTCGACGCCGCCGACGTCGGGTGTCGTCGACGTGCTCAAACGCGGCTACATCTTGGTCCAACTCGGTGGCACGGCCTCGGCCACGAAGAACGGCACCGTGTACGTGCGCGTCGCGGGCGCTGCCAGCGGCAAACCGCTCGGCGGCTTCGAAGCTGCGGCCGACAGCACGAACACCGTGGCCATGCCGTCGAACTGGTATTTCACCGGCCCGGCTGACGCCAACGGCATCACCGAGATCGCCGTCAACATCTAATCCCGGCGCGTTACGCGCAACACACCGGCCCCGCTTTGGCGGGGCTTTTGCATTTCTGGAGCCATTGAATGGACATGTCCGTACAGAAACACCTCAAGCGCCGGGCCGCAGACCTCTCGCAACGCGAGATCGCGGAACCCACGCGCCGTTTCGTCCGCGCATACACGCGCGACGAGCAATACACCTATGATCGCGCGACTGTCGACTCGACCGGCGCGTTCCTCGTCGGTCAGCTCGAACGGCTCGACCAGACGTTGAACGAGCCGCTCGTCGAGTACACCTGGACTCGCGATGTCTTCATTCGCACCGATGTGTCAGCCGCCGACGAGATCGCGTCGTTCACGAACTCGGCTTTCGGCATGAGCGGCGGTATCAATCCGAACGGGCTGAACTGGATCTCGAACGAAGGCAACGCGATTGCGGGCCCGTCGGTCGATATCGGCAAGACGCCGCAGCCGATGCGCCTCTGGGGCGCCGAAGTCAAGTACACGGTGCCCGAACTGGTGAAGTCGCAGAGGCTGGGCCTGCCGATCGACGCTCAGAAAGTCGAGGCGATGAACATGAAGCGCAATATGGACATCGACCAGATCGTGTACTTCGGCGATTCGCAACTTGGCTTCACTGGCTTGGTCAATTCGTCGGCGTCCGTGGGCAGTGCGTCGAACGTGCAGAACGGCGCGGCAGGCACCCCGCAATGGAAAACGAAGACGCCGGATGAAATCCTCATCGACGTGAACGAGATTCTGACGGCCGCGTGGCAGGCTTCGGGTTGGAAGGTGAAGCCGAACAAACTGCTTTTGCCGCCGGCAGTGCTCGGCATGCTGTCTACCCGTCTCGTCAGCTCGGCTGGCAGCAAGTCGATCCTCGCGTACCTGATCGAGAACAACATCTGCCGCCAACTCGGCACGCCGCTTGAAATCCTCGAGCTGAAGTGGCTGATCGGCGCAGGTGTTGGCGGCACGCCGGGCCAGCTTGGTACTGTGGACCGCATGGTTGCGTACAACGACGACAAGAAGTACGTCCAGTTCCCGATGACCGAGCTTCAGCGCACGCCGCTCGAGTACCGCTCGCTGTTCCAGATCACGACCTACTGGTCGCGTCTGGGCCAGATCGAGTGGCGCTATGGTGTGACGGCGGCTTATCGCGACGGGGTCTGACCATGCCGAAGATCAACGTCCATACTCCATTCCAGTTCACCCACGCCGACGGCACGAAGCAGGATTTCGCCGTGGGCATGCATGACGTCGAAGATGCGGTCGCCAACCACTGGTTTGTGAAGCCCCACACGGGCGATGCACCGGCGAAGACGGCGGACGAGAAGTCGGCGGATGAGTTGCTGGAAGACCTTGAGGCGCGCGAGAGGGCGCTTGCCAAGCAGCATGAGTTCCTGAAGACCATCCAAGCCGATCAAGCGAAGAAGGCTTCGGACCTAGCTGCCCGCGAGAAGGCCGCGGATGCACGCGACGCTGATCTGGCGAAGCGTGAGGAAGCGGTTGCGGCCCGCGAGAAGGCCGCCGAGCAGGCTGCGGTCGATGCGGCAGCGGCTGCCAAGTCCACTCCCCCAGCCAAGAAGTGAGGGGTATGATGCCCTTCACCGGGCATCATCCTTCCGCCCATGACACCTGATCAGTTCCGCACGTACTTTCCCGAATTCGCCGATACGACGAAGTATCCCGACAGCCAGGTCCAGTTCTGGATGACCGTCGCGGTGTCGCTCGTCAACGCCGAGCGCTGGGGCGTCTTGACTGATCAGGGCGTCTGTTTGGTGACCGCGCATCACCTGGTGACCGCCAGTCAGGACCAGACCGTTGCCACGGCCGGCGGCACGCCGGGCGAAGTCAAAGGGGCTACGGCGTCGAAATCCGTCGACAAGGTCAGCGTCGGCTACGACACGAAGTCGGTAACGATCGACGGCGCCGGATTCTGGAATATGTCGAAGTACGGCATTCGCTACCTCAAACTCGCTCAGATGATGGGCGCCGGCGGCTTGCAACTCTGACGCTCGTCCCGGCGATCTGCCGGGATCTCACCATGCCATTCAAAATGCCCGTCGATCGTCTGGACGACGTGCTCAAGTCCATCGCCGATCTGGTCAACGAGGAAGTCCTCGTCGGCATCCCGGCGTCCACCGCCGAGCGCAAGGACGGCGAGGCCGGGCCGATCAACAATGCCGAAATCGGGTACGTACAAGAGAACGGGTCGGCTGCCAACAACATTCCGGCCCGCCCGTTTCTCGTGCCCGGCGTAAAGAGCATTCAGGACCGCGCTGCCAAGGAACTTGGTGGCGCCGCCGGGCTGGCGCTAGACGGCAAGCGGGATCTGGCGCTTCAGAGGATGGACCGAGTCGGGTTGCTGGGCGCCACCACGGTGAAGGCCAAGATCGGCAGCAATATCCCGCCGCCGCTCAAGCCGGGCACGATACGCGAGCGCGCGCGGCAGCGCGGGACGGCCACTCGTCGCAAGGGTGAGCAGGCGTACCTCGACATGGTCGACGCTGGTGCGCAGGCCGCTGGCATGAGTCTCGCCGAGATCCAATCTGCGGCCGGTATTGTCCCGCTGATCAATACCGGGCAGTTGCGCAATGCGATCACGTTCGTACGTCGCAAAAAGAAGAGGTAGGCATGGCCTTACTCGACGTTACCGACGTCCTGTTCGATCCGGATTTCATGGACATCGGGCTGACGGTCACACGCAATGCGCAGGCCGTCGACGCCCGTGGCCGTGCGACCAACGCGCCCACGCAGCAGGCGTTCTCGGGTGTCGTGACCAGCGACAAGGGCGACATCCTGCACCGCAACGCCGACGGCTCGAGAATCATCGGGTCCATCACCATCCACACGACGTTCCGCCTGATCGATGGCAGCGCCGGCTTTGACGCCGACGAGGTCACCTGGCAGGGACGCGTGTACACAGTCGTCAACGTCAACGACTACTCGCATTTCGGGCGCGGCTTCGTCTGCGCCACGTGCGACCTGAAACCGCTTTCGGGGTAACCCATGAACGACAGCTCGACCGGTGGCTTCCTGTCCCCTGTGCAGTCGACGCCGCCGATCGAGGATTCCGCGCTCGAGGATTTCCTGCAAACCATGATCGCGGGCGTCACGTCGCTGGACGGTGCATTCGTCCGTCCATACCCGCAACCCGTGGCGCCGAAAATTCCCGAGCCTGGGACGAACTGGTGCGGATTCACCGTCGCCGACTTCCAGCCGGACGCAAACGCAGGGCTCATCCACCAGCCCGCAGACGACGGCAGCGACACCTACCTTCGGCACGAGGACATCGAGGTCAAATGCCAGTTCTACGGCCCAAACGCCGGCGAATATGCGCGCGTCTTGCGCGATGGCCTGTACGTGCCACAAAACCGCGAGCAGTTGCAGCTCAACGATTTCGGCCTCATCGGCACGTCCAGCATTGTTGGCGCCCCCGACGTGGTCAACCGGCAAGTCAGGCGGCGATATGACATCAGCGTCTTCCTGCGCCGCAAGATCACACGCACCTACCGCGTGCTCAATCTCGAGTCTGCTCAAACGTCGACCACGACGGATCAGCCCTGAAACACCAACTTCACCAACGTAGAGGATCACCATGTCCAATGGATTGCCGGTATCGCGGCTGATCAACGTCTCGATCAACATGTCGCCGCTGGCGGCCCAGGGTGCGAACCTGAACAACGCGCTGATCTTGGGGGCGTCCGCCGTGATCGACACGGGCGAACGGATGCGCACCTATGGAGGGATCGACGAAGTGGCGGCCGATTTCGGCACACTCGCGCCCGAGTATCTCGCCGCTCAGTTGCATTTCAACCAGGTTCCGCAGCCCCAAACGCTTAGCATTGGCCGGTGGGCAAAGACGGCCACGTCGGGCGTTCTGCGTGGCGGCGCACTGTCGGCCGCGCAGCAGGCAATGACCAACTGGACGACCGTCACTGCGGGCGCGTTCAAGATCCCCATCGACGGCACCACGAAATCTGTATCGGGGCTGGACTTCTCGGCGCAGACTAACCTGAATGGTGTCGCGACCGTGATCAACGGCGCTCTCACAGGCGCGAGCTGCGCGTGGAACGGCTCTCAGTTCGTTGTCACGTCGAACAGCACGGGCGCCACGTCCAGCATCGGCTATGCCGTGGCGCCGGCGAGCGGTACCGACATTTCCGCTCAGCTCGGCCTGACGTCGGGTCTTGCCGGAACGCCGGCGCCGGGAATCGCTGCCGAGACGCCGACGGATGCGGTCGCAATCTTCCTCGATCGCTTCGCGAACCAGTTTGTCGGCCTCGCGATCGCTGACGCCGCCGTCACCGACGACCAGCATGTCGCCGTTGCGCAGATGATCGAAGCGGACCAGAAGCACATCTACGCGGCCACGACCCAGAACCCGCAGTCGCTCGATGCCACGGTCACGACGGATCTGCTCAGCCGATTCCAGGCGCTGAAGTTCAAGTACAGCTTTGCACAGTACTCGTCGTCGAGCCCGTATACGGCCGTGTCCGCGCTCGGGCGGCTTCTCACCGTCAATTTCAATGGGAATTCGACGACGATCACCCTGATGTTCAAGCAGGAACCGGGGGTGATCGCCGAGACGTTGACCACGAGCCAGGCGAACGCGCTCGAGGCAAAGAACGGCAATGCGTACGTCAACTACGCCAACGGGACGGCGATCCTGCAGAACGGTGTAACGCCGAGTGGGATCTTCATCGACTCGGTTTACAACTCGATCTGGTTCCAGAACCGCATCCAGACCGACGTCTACAACCTGCTGTATCAAAGCCCGACGAAGATTCCGCAGACCGATGCCGGCAACGCGCTGATCGCCACGGTGATCGAGGCCGCTTGCGCGGCAGCGGTGAACAACGGCTATCTCGCCCCGGGCATCTGGAATTCCGCGGGCTTCGGTGCGCTGAAGCAGGGCGATACGTTGGCGAAGGGCTATTACGTCTACACGCCGCCAATCGCGACGCAGGCGCAGTCGGACCGCGAGGCCCGCAAATCCGTGCCGTTCCAGATCGCAGCGAAGGAAGCGGGCGCGATCCATTCCGTCGACATTCTCGTCAACGTCAACCGATAACAGGGGCCTCGAATGGCAACTTACAGCTTTCAAGACGTTCAGGCCAACATCGTCGGCCCGGGCGCGGCATTTTCGATCGGGGCGGGCGCGGCGGCCTCGGAAGAGGGCATAACGATCGAGGCCACCGGCGACAAGAACACCATGACGGTGGGCGCCGACGGCGAAGTGATGCATGCCCTGCACGCCGACAAGTCGGGCACGATCACGGTGCGCTTGCTCAAGACGAGCCCTCAGAACGCGCTGCTGCAAGCCGCGTTTGACGCGCAGACGCTCAGTAGCGCGTTGCACGGCAAGAACATCATCACGGTGTCGAACTCTGCCGCGAGCGACCTGCATGTCGGTCGCGATTGCGCGTTCGCCCGCAAGCCGCGCGTGGTCTACGACAAGGCGGGCGCGATGATGGAATGGACCTTCCACGCGGGCAAGATCGACTCGATGCTGGGGACTTACTGATGGCAATTGATCTCGAGATCCGCGGTATCAAGTACCGCATCGGCAAGCTCTCGGCGATGAAACAGCTTCACGTCTCGCGCAAGATTGCGCCGCTGGTACCGGCGCTTCTGCCGATCATGCTGGAACTGGCCTCATCGAAGGGAATGGCCCCGGTTCAACCGGCAGCCGATGCCCCGCTGGTTGGCGGCACGGCACCGGAAGTCGCGGTCGCGGATGGCAGCGGCATCCTGTCGCGGCCCCAGTTGCTGCAGCCGTTTGCGGACGGTCTGGCGAGCCTTCCGGACGACCAGGCGGAATACGTGATCGGCGAGTGCCTGTCGGTGGTGCAGCGCTTTCAGGGGAATTCGTGGTTCTCGATCTGGGCCCCGGCTGCCAAGCAGCCGACTTACGAGGACATCGACCTCGCAACCATGATCGAGCTTTCCGTGAAGGTGATTGCGGATAGCCTCGGCCCTTTTATTGCCGGGTGGCTTACCAGCCCCGCGAGTCACCCTTCGACGATGGCGTAGCGTGGGCGCGGCTGCCGGACGGCGAGGACTGGCTACTGGCGCCTGTGCTCGCCGGCATGTGCAAGTACGAGTCGCTGCTCGACGGCGTTCTCGGGCTGCACGACGTAGCCCTGATGAACGACGCACTGTCTGTGCGCGCCGATAATCGCGCGCTGGCCGAGCGCCTGCGAGAGAACGAGCATGTCTGAGCCCACGATCATTCGAGAATTCCTCGTCGCCCTGGGATACAAGGTCGATGAGAAGGGCTTGAAGAAATTCAAGGGTGGTGTCGAAGATGCGACGAAGAGCGTGGTCCGCATGGTGGCCACGATCGAGGGCGCAGCGATTGCCATTGGCGTTGGCGTAGCCGCATTCGCCTCGAAGCTTGAAGGCCTGTACTTCGTTTCCCAGCGAACCGGCGCTACGGTCACCAGCCTGAAGGCGGTCGAGTTCTCGGCGAAGAACCTGGGCATATCTGCCGAGACGGCCCGGGGAAGTGTGGAAGCGCTCGCGCGCTTCATGCGCAACAATCCGGCGGGCGAGAGCTACATCGCAAGCCTCGGTGTCCAGACGCGCAACGCCAACGGCGAATTGCGCGACACGGTCGACATCATGGCCGACCTGGGCGGGGAACTCGCTAAGAAGCCAACCTTTCTCGCGAGCCAGTACGCCAACCTGCTCGGAATCGACGAGAACCTGCTGCTGGCCATGCGCAGCGGCGAGTTCTCGAAGTACCTGCAGCAGTATCGCGAGATGGCTGCGAAGACTGGCTTCGACAAGGCGGCCAACGACTCACACAAGTTCATGGTCGCCCTGCGCGATCTGGGGGCGGTTTGGGACGGCTTCACCGCCCGGCTCGAAAGCAGTCTGGTGCAGCGTCTCGGGCCAAAGTTGGGCGAGTTCCAGAAGTGGTTCGAGCGGAACGGGCCGGTAATCGAGCAGCGCGTCGGCGATATCGCGCTTGCGATCATCACGGCCGCAGAAGCCATCGGCCCGGTGCTCGGGAAACTGATCGATCTGTTCGTCGACCTCGACAAGTCCACCGATGGCTGGTCGACAAAGATCATCGGCGCCATCGCGATCTTCAAGATCCTCGGTGGCTTTCAGCTGATCGGCGGAATCTGGAAGATGGTCGCAGCCCTGCGGGAACTGGGTGGTGCTGCGACTGCGGCCGGGGCTGCCGCTGGTGCCGGTGGCGCAGCGGCGGGCGGTGGAATCGCAGCAGGTGTGGCCGGCCTTCTGAGTCGGTTTGCCCCGCTCGCGCGTATCGGCGGCGCGCTTGGCCTGATGTTCCACAGCGAAGGGCTTAACCAGGGCGAGCCCGAGGACCTGGCGCGTCGGCGAAAGCTCGGCATGACCATCACCAACCCGGACGGCACGACGTCGAACGTTCCAGTGCCTGGCGCTACGCCTAGTACTGCACCATCCACGTCCGCCGCGAGCGGTCAGCCCAGCACTGATAAATCGCTACCGCGTGGACTGCGCAACAACAATCCCGGCAACATCCGCTATGGAAAGTTCGCTCAGGGTCAAGGCGCCATCGGCAGGGACTCGGGCGGCTTCGCCATCTTCCAGACGGCCGAGGACGGTCTTCGCGCGCTGGGCGAGCTGCTGCGCAGCTACGCGCGGCGCGGGTTGAACACGGTACGCGGGGTCATCAACCGTTGGGCGCCGCCGAGTGAGAACGACACCGGTGCGTACGTCGGGGCCGTGGCCAAGCGGCTCGGCGTGGGCGAAGACCAGGCGCTGAACATGAGCGACCCGAAGGTGATCGCCGGGCTGTCCGCGGAAATCACTCGGCACGAGAACGGGCGCAACCCGTTTTCGCCGGAGGCGATTCTGGGGGCGTCGGGCGGTGGCGCGCGGCAGATCAGCGTCGCACAGACGAACCAGACGAATATCACAGTGACCGGCGTGAATGATCCGCAGGCGGCCGGGCGCGCGGTACGCGACGAGCAGGTCGGCGTGAACCAGGAACTCACTCGAAACTTGCAGGGCGCGCTGTCATGAGCACCATTGGCTTCGACGTGATGATGATCATCCCGAAGATGCTGGACACGATCCGCATCGGTGTGACGATCGAAGAGGTTTACAACGACGAGTTGCAGATCACCGAACACCCAGTGGAGCAGGGCGCAGCCATCACGGACCACGCATACAAGCGGCAGCCCGACGTGGTGCTGAAGTGCGGTTGGTCGAACGCCGACTACGCGGCATTGCTGAGCTCGCCCGTGGTGGACTTCGACGAATTCGGCAGCACCACGCAGTCCGAATATATCGATGCGGTGTATTCGCAACTGCTCAAGCTGCAGGAGTCGCGCGTTCGGTTTGACGCGGTGACGTCGCGCCGGAAGTACTCGAACGTTCTGTTGCAGGGCTTGCGAGTCGTCCACGACGCAAAGACGAGCGGAGCGCTGATGCTTACGGCAACGCTGCGGCAGATCCGGATCGTTCAGACCAAGGCGACGAGGCTTCCGCCGCGGGACGACCAGGCGGATCCGTCGCGCACCGCTGAGACGCAGAACACCGGCTCGAAGCAAGCAGTGCCGGCCACGCCGGCGCCCGGCGGGTCGGTCACCCCTCAATGACATGGCCAGCTACTACGAAATCCCGTTCTCGCCCACGCCGCAGGCGTTCCGCATCACGCTATCAGGCGTCGAGTACACCCTAACGGTGCAGTATCGCGCGGCTGGTGGTGCCGGCTGGGTGCTCGGCATCGCAGACTCGTCCGGCGCGCCGATCATCGGGGGCATACCGCTGGTGACCGGTGCTGACCTGCTCGAGCAGTACAGCTATCTTGGCCTGGGCGGCCGAATCTGGGTCCAGGGTGCTGACGACCCTGACAATGTCCCAACGTTCGACGACCTCGGCGCTGGTTCGCATGTTTTCTGGGTGACCGACTGATCAGTGGCGCATTTTCTGATGTGAGCTACCGCAGATCAGGCCAAAACAACACGTTGAAATGCGATGCATTTGAACGTGGTGCTCCTAACCGAGTTCGCTGATACTCGGATCAACGTTGCTGAAGCTGTTTGCGGAAAGGGAAGTTCTGACAATAGTCTGCTGAGTTCTTTGCAGATTCCAACTATTGTTGGACGACAGCAGCGAGCGAGGTGCGTAATTTGGGTGGCGGACTAGCGAAGCTCGCCCGGGTGGTTTGGTCCGGGACTGCCGTCAGCGTTGAATATTTCAAGCTCTCTGCCCATCTCGATCATGCGCTTAATCGGGCCGATTGCATCTGCGATCTTGTTGTGGGCGATCGAGTTGCCAACTGTTCGAACGATAGACATCAGTTCGCTCGAAACAGGGTCGTCAGACGGTGGCACTCGCTCTGCAACCAACCTGAGATACAAGCCGAGCGAGGCGATTAAGGCGTTTTGAGCTCGAAGGGCATCCCGCGCTCTGTCAAGTTCGCCGCCCATTGCGTTAATGACGGCGGCGTGCTGTTCAGCCATCGCCTCAAGTTCTTGGACGCGCTCGATGGCGCCCGCGCTGGAAAACGTTTCCTCCAAGCGAGCGATGAGTTCCGCGTTCATGGAACGATTGTTTTTCTTCGCCTCATCGGAAACCCGATCGCGAAGATCGGCGGGCATTCGAAGAGGGTAAGGAGGAAGTTGGGTTTTCTCGCTCATGTATCAATTATCGGACTAGAGCCAAAAAGACTCAAAGAATCTTATTGACTCTGAGTCATATAGATTCTATGATGTGTTTACCGGTGCGGTGCCGGTGTTTACAACATGGAGGTGATCAATGCGTGGTGCCCGCGCAATGCCGCAAGTCAACATCCGGATGCCTGAAGGCCTTAAGTCGTGGCTGGAGGGAGAGGCGCAGCAGAATTTTCGAAGCCTGAGCGCAGAAATCGTTCGACTTCTTACGGAGGTCCGCGAGCGTTCGGGGGAGAGGGGAAATGTGGCTTGAGAAAGAAAAAGCCCCGACTGCATATCTTGGCGGATTCAGTCAGGGCTTTGGTTCCGAACACTTTTGCGAGGTCAGAACATGACGAAGAATAGCATCCAGGCGGTAAACCGCCAAATTTCGGTGCCGTTTCACGGCGCAAACCTGTTGCTCATCGAACACGATGGGCAACCTTACACGCCGATGAAGCCGATCGTCGAGGGAATGGGGCTGGATTGGGCAAGTCAGTTCACGAAATTGCGCGCCAATGAGCGCCGGTGGGGTGTTGTGATCATCACAATCCCTTCGAACGCAGGTGCCCAGCAGTACCTGTGCATCCCTCTTCGGAAAATATTCGGGTGGCTTACCGGCATCCATCCGGGAAAGGTGAAAGACGAGATCCGTGAGCGTGTGATCCAGTATCAGGCGGAATGCGATGACGTACTCTGGAAGTACTGGACCGATGGCGTAGCGGTGAACGAGCGTATGCCGTTCGCAGTCAATCCCGACGATGTTCTCTCCGCAGATCAGCAGGAAACGCTGCGTCTTATGGTGAAGACCTACGTCGAACGCATGCCGAAGCATCAGCAAGGGCCGGCGGCTGTCAAGGTCTGGTCGAAGTTGAAAGCACATTTCAAGGTCACCTATCGCCAGATCCCGCAACGTGAGTTCTCGGAAGCGGTCAGCATCGTGACTCGCACGGCAGCCGAATGGGAAGTCCTAGACGCTGAGCCCAAGGTCGATGAAGACAAAATGCGCGACGCCTTTAATGTGGCCGCCGAGGTCGCTGCGAATGCAGCTCGCACGATCTTCACTGAACTGATGAGTGCTACCGGATCGGTCGATGAGCATCGCTGGCTGTTCTCCATGCACAAGGGATATGAAGGTCAGCCGAACACCACGTTTGTGAAGCCGGTTGCGCCGGGGGCGAGTGTGGCGACGATGGCCGAATTGGCAAAAATGATCGTTGAGCCTAACGGCAGTTGGTACAGCGATGCCGATCTGGCGGCACTCGTGGTCGCATGCCAAAGTCGACTGGTGGGCCGGTTGCAGCAACTCAGTCTGCGGGCGGCGTGAGGGTGATCATGAACAATACTCAGATCACTCTTCGTCAAGGGACTTGCCCGGTCACTATCTATAAGAAGCTGAATATCCCGGTTGTGGCTGCGTCTCAGGAGGTCCGTTAATGGAAATCTTGAAGCTCAAAATCGCGGGTACTTCGCCTCTGATGATGCACAGTGACCGTCTCGCGAATCCGCTATTGGTCGAAACCAAAGCGCACAAGGAACTGACTTCCAAGCGCAAGAAGACAGAGGACGACCACGTCGCGATTGCAAAATCGGAATTCTTGGCCGGGCTGTATTGGACTGAGAGGGATGGCGTCTATGTGCCCGGGCAGAATTTCGACGCGACATTTCTGGCCGGGGCCAAGTTGCAAAAGCTCGGCACCGACTGGAAGCGCGGCGCTGTCGTGATGACCGACCGGGCGAAGCTTCTCTATGACGGACCGAGCAAGCCGACGGCACTTTGGGACGATGCCAAATTTGTCGATTGCCGTGGGGTCAAAGTGGGAACGGCAAAGGTCATGCGTTATCGCCCGATCTTCTTGGAATGGGCCTGCGAAGTTGACCTCGCGTTCAATCCGGACGTGTTGAATGCTGAGGAGGTAAGGAAAGCAGTAACGGATGCCGGTGCACTCATTGGTGTCTGTGAGTATCGACCGCGATTTGGCCGATTCTCCGTCAATTTCGCGTGAGGTGAGCTATGGAAGAAATCACCTTGCATCCTGAGTGGCGTCAGGCCGTTCAAGATATGCTTGCTGAGGGATTTAAGGATGGTGACATCCTGACGCACGAATGGTTGGAATCGCACTTCGGTATGAGCGCGATTGCGGCCGACGAAGCCCTAACGCAGGCGCAGTTCCAAGAGCGGCAGTTCGCGTGGCTGCAAAACATCGAGTCATTCCGTGCGGAATTGCTCGAAAAGCATCAGATCCATTTGGCAAGCGTCTACGGCGAGGGATATCGGATCACGCCAGCGCGAGAGCAAACGGCAATCGCTCAGGAGCGGTTCGACCGCGAGGCAACGAAGGCGTATCGGCGTGCAGCGGAAACGCTCAAGCACGTCCGTCTTGACCAGCTATCTGAGTCGGAGCGTAAGGAAAACAGCGATGCTATTGCCAAACTGGCGATGCTTCGCGGGATGCAAAAGGCAATAGAGTAGGGTCCGCTTCGGTCCGCCCCGGTGGGGTGTGGCCTGGTCGGGCATGGTAAGACATGGGCTGTCAACAGCGGGATGCAGCTTCTTCGAGGTGGCATTCCGATGGTGAAAGCCATCGTGCGGCGAGGCTTGGCGGGCCGTGGTTGGGTATGGTTCGGTCCGGCCGGGTCTGGCACGGCTAGGCATGGGCTGCGAATGCAGCGGGTAGGCGGTTCTCGTAGCCGTCTTGCCGATGCGCTTGCGCATCAAATGGTTTGGCGGCGTAAGCCGTGCTAGGGCGTGGTCAGGCTTGGCCCGGTCCGGTATGGGTGGTAAAGACGGCTCCAGAGATGGGGCCGTTTTCATTTGAGTCAAAAATGACAGATCAATACCTTCGCAAAGCATCCCTGATCATAGGCGAGGTCGCCGGCGATGCGCTTGACCTGTCCGAGTTGCGCTTCTCATTCGTGGTGAAGCGCGGTGATACGTCAACACCGAACAGCGCGCGCATTCGTGTCTACAACATGAATCCGGCTACGATGGCACGCGTGCAAAAGGAGTTCAAGCGCGTCGTGTTGCAGGCGGGGTATGAGGGAAACTATGGGATCATCTTCGACGGAACCGTCGTGCAGACCCGGCGAGGGCGCACCAGCCAGGTCGATACGCACCTCGACATCACGGCTGCCGACGGCGATGCGGCGTACAACTTCGCCTACGTGAGCACCACGCTGGCGGCCGGCTCGACTGCGCAGGATCACTTTAACGTCGCCGCGCAGGCGATGGCGAAGCACGGCGTTGGGGTGGGGTACACGGCGGGCCTGCAATCGAATCCGCTGCCGCGCGGCAAGGTGATGTTCGGGATGGCGCGGGACGTGCTGGCATGCACGGCTCGAAACACGGAAACGACTTGGTCCATTCAGGACGGAAAACTGCAGGTCGTACCGGAATCGAGCTACATGCCATCGGAAATTCAGGTCATAAATTCAGACACTGGAATGATTGGTCTACCGGTGCAGACCCAGAACGGCGTGCAGGTGCGTACGCTGCTCAATCCGAACTACAAAATCGGGACGCTGATCGAACTCAGGCCTGGTTCGGTGCAGCAACTGGAGTATGGACTGGCGAACGCAGATCAGCCACGAAACGCCTTCGTACAGGTCACGAATCCGCTCAATGCCAACGGCTACTACTACGTGATGGTGGCTGAACATCAGGGCGACACGCGAGGAAACGACTGGTACACCGACCTCATCTGCATCTCGGCTGATCCGACGGTGATTCCGAGCGAGGAGATGCAACGCAGATCGACGTTCGGAGCGATAGGGCCGGTCCCTGGCGCCGTGAAGACCAACGGCTAACGTACGCCAGGGAAACGCCTACGAAAATCCGAGATACCAGCGGATGGACGCGTGATGTTGGCGCTTCCGTCGCGCGCGACGTCTGCGAGGGCGAAAGATGAAGTCGATGAGTTCGTGACGTTCCCGAACCGGTCAACGATCACGACAGAGTTGGGATCGCCGGAAAGAGTTTTGCCCCAGCATCCGACGTCCGCTTCAGCGCGATTGAAGATATCGGCTCGGCGCATGTCGCTCGCGTGGACAACCGGAAGCGCACATTTCTCCTTCGTGTACAGCACGTAAATGAGTTTTTCGCGCGGGACGATGTCGCCGACCTGATTCTGCCCCGGTGGAAACACATAGGCTTCGCTTGCACAAGCGACGCTGGAAGTCGCAGCCAGTATCAAAAACATCAGCCTTTTCACACGAATCTCCCCATGAATCGACAAGAGCGCGTTGGCGATCCCAACCAGACGTTGCTGCTTGCGCTGCGCGGCGCGCTGGCGGACGTGTGGACCGCGCTTCCGGGAATCATTCAGTCGTTTGACCCGGTCGCAATGACGTGCATTGTACAGCCGGCGATCCAGATGCAGGCCCGAGGACCCGACGGCGCGGTGACGTCGATTCAGCTTCCGCTGCTGGTCGATTGCCCGGTGCAGTTTCCTGCCGGCGGTGGTTGTACTCTGACGTTCCCGGTGAAGCGGGGCGACGAGTGCCTGGTGGTCTTCGGCTCGCGCTGCATCGACGCCTGGTGGCAGTCTGGCGGCGTGCAGGAACAGGCCGACACGCGCATGCACGACCTGTCAGATGGTTTCGTGCTGCTGGGCACGCGTTCGCGGCCGCGCGCGCTGCCCGGCGTGAGCACGGCTTCGGTGCAGTTGCGAAGTGACGACGGCGCCACGTTCATTGATCTGAACCCATCGACGCAGAAAGTGAAGATCGTGGCGCCCGGCGGGTTCGACGTCGTGGCGCCGCTGGCCACCTTCTCGCAGGCGGTCACCATCACGGGCCTGCTGACGTTCGTCGGGGGCATGGTCGGCAGCGCGGCGAGCGGCGCTGCGGCCGTGTTCAACGGAATCTTGAACGTGATCGGCCAGATCACCGCCAACGGCAAGCGAGTGGACGACACTCACACCCACAACAACGTGCAACCCGGTTCGGGCAATTCTGGCACGGTGAATTGAGCATGCGATACCGAAAAGAAGACGCTGACGGCGATTACGTCCTCGGCGGGGCGGCTGCATTCCTTGTGAATAGTCCCGAGGCGGTGGCGCAGGCCGTTTCCACACGCCTGCGCTTGATCCAGGGCGAATGGTTCCTCGATAAGACGGCCGGCATGCCCTGGAAGCAGGTGCTCGGCAAGAACACGCAGGCCACTGCCGATAGCGCCATCAAGCAGTGCGTTCTGGGCACGCAAGGCGTCGTCGAGATTACGGACTATTCGAGCGAGTTCGACGCTGATTCGCGCGCGCTCGCAGTCACCGCGACGATCAACACGATCTACGGATCGACGACGATACAGGAAACGCTGTGACCATCACCACCACTGCGCCGACTATCGACGCGACCGGGATTCACGCGCCGGCGTATGCCGACGTCCTCGACTATCTGCAGACGCAGTACCGTGCCATTTACGGTGCCGATACCTATCTCGAGCCGGACAGCAAGGACGGGCAGTTCCTCGCGATCATCGCGTCCGCGATCAACGACGGGAACAGTGTCGCGATCGCCATTTACAACAGTTTCAGCCCGGCGACTGCGCAGTTTGCTGCGCTGTCGAGCAACGTAAAGATCAACGGCATCCGCCGTCATGAATCGTCGTATTCGACGGCGGACGTGCTGCTCGTCGGGCAGGCTGGCACGACGATCACAAACGGTCTGGTACAGGACACCAACAGGGTCAACTGGGCGTTGCCCACGTCTGTCACCATCCCCCCCGAAGGGGAAATCACCGTTACAGCGACCTGCACAACGATCGGCGATATCGAGGCGCCCGCCGGCACCATCGTCAAGATCATGACGCCCACGCTTGGGTGGCAGACGGTGACCAATCCGGCCGATGCCGCGCCGGGCGCGCCGGTTGAAATGGACGCGGCGCTGCGAGCGCGCCAGAAGACGTCGACCGCCATTCCGTCGCTGACCGTTTTCGAGGGCACCATCGGCGCCGTCGCCAACGTTGCTGGTGTGACGCGCTACGCAGGGTACGAGAACGACACGGATGAGACGGACGCCAACGGCTTGCCAGCGCACTCGATCGCGTTGGTGGTGGAGGGCGGCGACGCAACTGCGATCGCAAATGCGATTGCCGCGAAGAAGGGGCCCGGCGGCGGTACAACCGGCACTACTGCGATCACGGTCAACGACATCTACGGCCGCCCGATCGTCATCCGGTTCTACCGACCGACCAATCAAGCCGTGTCCGCCGTGGTCCAGTTCACCGCGCTCGCGGGGTTCACGACCGCAATCGGTCAGTCCGTCCAGCAGGCGATTTCCGATTACATCAACTCGGTGGCGATCGGTGGTGGTGTGCCCGGCGCAGTTGAATGGGACGCGTGCATTGCCGCGGCAAAGAGCGTCCCAAGCGCGAACACATTCAAGATCAAAACGCTGACGCTGAACGGCCCGGGCGGCGCCGGCACGCCGGATGTGCCGCTCGCGTTCAATCAGGCAGCGACGTGCACGCCCGCCAGCGTAACCATGACTCCCGTCTGATATGGCTGACATCGCAGATTACACCGGGAAAATCACCTCGGAGCACGCGGACAAGCCGCGCTTCACGGCAATGGTTGCCGCGGTCGCACAATGCTTCGTCGACGCACAGAACGCGCTCGCGAGCATGCCTGCAAGTTTCGATCTCGACAGCGCGGTGGGAAAGCAGCTTGACGACGTTGGGTTGTGGGTAGGCGTATCGCGCAACGTCGCTACGCCGCTTTCCGGGGTGTATTTCTCGTTCGACACCATAGGGCTCGGTTTTGACCAAGGCGTATGGAAAGGGCCATTCGATCCCGACACAGGCGTCACGACGCTGGACGACGACACATACCGTCTGATCATCCGCGCCAAGATTGGGGCGAATCATTGGGACGGAACGCTCGTCGGCTCGAAGTCGATTCTCGACCAGATTTTTGCTGGCGACACGCGCGTTTTCATCCAGGACAACCAGGACATGTCGATCACGGTCGGCATATCCGGGAGAGTGCCTTCGGCGCTATTCCTCGCGCTGCTGTCCGGCGGCTACATCCCCATCAAACCGCAGTCCGTGCGAGTGAACTATTACCTGGTCACCTCGACCGATGGCGCGCCGCTTTTCGGATTCGATATGGGCAATGACTACGTCGCCGGCTTCGACACCGGTGCGTGGGCGACGCCGCTTTAAATCCCTTCACGCCTTTCCACTTTGCTCGCACTCGCGAGCAGTCCACATACGGGTCTCAAGATGCCATCTAACGACTTCCTGCTATTTGCGGGCGGCTCAGGTGCGAATGTACTGTCGCAAGCGGACTATGCTGCTCTTACGTCCATCCTTAGCAACGGATTCTCTTCCGGGGTGGCCCAGTCGGCGCAAGTGAACAAGGTCTTGCGCCAGTCCAGCATCATGTCCGCTGTGCTCGCGCAATTCATCGTCGCCAATTCCGGCGCTTCAGCCGTCGACGACGGCACCACTGCGACGCTTTTACAGAATCTTCTGACTGCCGTTTCTGTTGCGGCGCGCACCGGATCGGTCGGTTCGCCGGCGTCCCGCAATCGCTTGGTCAACGGTGGTGCGCAGATTGCCCAAGCTGCTGCGCCAAACCTTTCGACGGCGGCACAGTTTACTCAGGTCGACATGGTGTCCGCATGGGCATCTGGCGGTGCTATTACCGCTGGGACGGCCGTGCAGGACACCGCTGCATCGGTGGGCCGCACAGGTTGTGCGCTACGGCTTTCCGGCGTGACGCTCACCGGCGCCGGGCAATTGTCGTGGCGCTACCGGGTTGAAGCCGCAGATGCGGTCAAGCTGAAGAATCAGACGGCGGCATTTCAAATCAAGGTGCTTCACGACGTGGGGTCGAACGTCAACTACACCGCGATCATCCGCAAGCCCACAGCCACGGACAACTTCACTTCGACATCGGTCATCGGCACCAGCGCAGCGGTGGCGGTGCCGTCGGGGGCTGGCCAGCTCTTCACCCCGTGGCCGACTGGGCTTGCGCTCGGCGACTGCTCGAACGGCCTGGAAATCGAGATTCAAGTTGCCTGTGGTGCGGTGACAGCGAAGAACTTCTGGTTCACGGAATGGCAATTGGAGGAGGGCACAACGATCACGCCGTTCGAGTTCCGCAACGTACAAGACGAGCGGGTACGTTGCCAGCGGTACTTCCGCATCGGACAGTTTGGCGTCTCCCTGACGAACACTGGCACTACCTCGCAATTTGCCATTTCCAACGAGTTCGGCACGCCGATGCGCGTTACGCCGACGGTAACTCGCACCGGTGGGTCCGGTACATCGTCGAGCGAGACCGGATCTATCGCGACGGCGATCTCGCCCAATGGCTTCGTGTGGAGCAATTCCAACAGCATTGCTGTGGGCGGTTCATACACTGCCGACGCTCGGCTTTAAAGGAAGATGGCTATGTACCAATTGACGCAAAGGCTCGAGGGCGAACAGTTCGAACGAATTCTTCGCACCGAAGATGGGGCGATGATCCCTGCCGATCCGGGAAACCGTGACTACCAGCAATACCTTCTGTGGGTCGCAGAAGGGAACGAGCCCCTGGCGGTGAGCGAGCAGTAATCAAGCACGTCGGCAATTCGCCGGCGTCCCAGTCAAGTCAACTGAGCCGCCAGTGAGCGGTTCTTCATTTTGGGGCCCACATGCCACGAATCGATGCTGCCTCAGCAGGCGGCAGGAACGCGCTCGCCTTTCTGGATGCGATCGCGTTCAGCGAGCACACCGCCGTCGGGCTGGCCAATTCCGACGACGGCTACAACGTCATCGTCGGCGGCTCGCCGCAGCGTCCGACAATCTTTACCAGTTATCAGGATCACCCGCGCATCCTCGTCACGATCCGAGACAAGAACGGCGCGCCGCGGATCATCAACGGCAAGCCGCTGCAATCGACCGCGGCGGGGCGCTACCAACTGCTCGCGCGGTACTTCGATGCCTACCGGCCGTTGCTGCGCCTTACGGACTTCTCGCCGCGCAGCCAGGATCTGATCGCGCTGCGCCAGATCCGCGAGCAGGGCGCCATGCCCGACATTCTGGCCGGCCGGGTCTCGGCGGCCTTTGCCAAGTGCCGAAACATATGGGCGAGCCTGCCGGGCGCGGGCTACGGACAACACGAAAACACGCTCGACTCTCTGCTCGACGCCTATCGGCGTGCGGGTGGCGTCATTGCACCGTAACCGGGGAACCATCAATGGATGACCACAAGACTGCCTGGACGATTCTGGGCCTGCTGGTGCTGGGAGCTGCTATGGGACTCGGGAAACTGCTCGTGAGCGACGAGGTTTTGACGTGGCGACTGATCATAGGTCGCGCGATCTTGGGCGCCGGCGCATCGATGATCGCCGGCGTGGTGCTGATCCAGATTCCGGATATCCCGCCGCTGGCGCTGCTCGGTATCGGCAGTGTGCTCGGCACGGTCGGCGCGCAGTTCATCGAGCTGCAGCTCAAGCGCCGGGCCAGCGGTTTCATGCGCGGCGATCGGGGGTGATGCCATGTCAGTTACCGAAACCCATGAGGAACGCGAGACGCTCGCCGTTGACGTGCTGCTGCCCGGCCACGATCCGCGCGTCACCACACCGTTGTTCACGCACACGCGGGCCGCGCTGATTGAGCGAGAGCGCGGCAGGTGCTTCGTCTGCGGTGGCACTGAGCAGGACAGCGGGCACCCGCTCGAGGCCCATCACCATCCGATCGAGCGCAGCACTGCAAACATGATCGACTGGCCGCGATTGGCCGAAGACTGCCGCGCCGGCGTGTGGGGCCCGATCGCGCGGGCATTCGATTGGGATGGCTTTCTGGCCGCCCAGCCGTTCGACCCGTATCGATTCGTCGATGACATGACCGTCAACGGGATGCTGCTGTGTAAAGAGCACCACACAGGGAAGGGCGAGGGCATTCACATGCTGCCGTTCCCGTTGCTCGTCGCGCAGAAGTACGCCGTCGAGGGCTACCAGTTCACACCCACGGAAATCATCCACCACCACGATAAGGAAGCGACGAAATGACCATCCGCGTGAAGGTTCTTTGCTACGGCGGTTTGCTGGCCATCTGGGCATTGTTCGCCTGGTTCGGGAAGACGCCCACCGACGGCTTCATCGCCGCGGTCGGTGCCGCGCTGGCGGCGCTTGGTGCCGTGCACGCCGGGGCGGCCACGAAGGGGCAGGGTGGCAGCACCGACGCACCCGGCACGCCGCAGTGATACGGGTGCCCTTCGCATGCCTGGGCGCGCTGCTTCTTGCCGCGTGCGCGGGCAACGCCTCATACGAAGTGCGGCCGTTCTATGACTCGGCCGGCCGGCTGATCTGCTGCGAGGCGTCAGTCTCGAGCAGCAAGGATGTCGGCGCCGTCACCGTTCGCGTGACCAATACCAGCGAGGGTTTCACCCTCGATTTCTCTGAAACCGGCGTGTCGGCCAGCGCGCCGATCACCGCCGGCGGCGGCATTGCTTCCAGCATTTCGGCTGCCGTGACGAGTGCGGCTGCCGCAGCCATCAATTTTTCCACCCCGTAAGGAAATCACCATGAAGCGTTTTGCCATGTTGGCCGCGTGCGCGGCCATGCTCTCGTGCGCCCTCGCGGCCTGCTCGACGACAGCCCAGTCCGTCCCCTCGCCATCGCAAGTCGCAGCCCGGGTCTGCCCGCCGGTCGAGGTCGCGATTGCCTCGCTGCAGCAGGTCAGCGGCATGAGCGACGGCGCGCTGCAATCGCTCGCCGAGGCGCAGCCGGTCGTGAACGCCGTCTGTGCAGCTGGCTCGACCGTCGATGCGGTAAATCTTCAGACGCTCGCGAGCGCAGGTCTTCCTGCACTCATCACCGTCGTGAAGGCGTCGCCGCTGTCGGTGCAGGATCAGGATCGAATCGTGATGGGGGTGACGACCGCGCAGATTTTGCTCGCGGCCGCGATCGCCGCGTGGCCACAAGATGTAGCGACTGGCACCGCGGCGAAATGAGCCGCTTCCTGACACGCCTCGTCATCGAGAACGCCACCGGCTGCGACGACGGCCGGTGGCGGCTGGTGTCGGACCTGCTCTATCAATCGGATGTTGCGGGGGCGGTGATCACGGTGCCGCGCGGTTTCGTCACCGATCTCGCGTCGGTACCGCGGCTGCCGGTCGTCTACTGGCTCACCGGTGGAACCTCGAACGAGGCCGCCGCCGTGCATGACTGGCTCTATACGACAAAACTTGTGACACGGGCGGTGGCCGACCGCGTGCTGCGCGAGGCGTCGGCCGTGACGTGCGTGCCGGCCTGGCGCCGCTGGCTCATGTACTGGGGCGTCCGCTTGGGCGGCGCGTCGCACTGGACGCTTTCCGCGTCGAACGGTTCATGAGAGAGAAAGATAATTGCGGTTATCAAAAATTGAAAAATGATATCCAAAATTATCTTTTACCGGTTGGGTGCCCCCGGGATGCCCGGCAACTCGCCTCGGCGTTGTCGCTGATCCGAAAGCAGGGCACGAAGGCACTCGAGCGCGATGAGCGTGTCACCGACTTCCTCGCGCCACGCCTCGTGGATGATGGCGTATAGCTTTTCCACTTCCACGAGTACCTTGTCTCGCCGCTGAGCATCGAGGCGGCGATACGCGACTTCTTCAATCGCGCGTCGCAGGACAGGGTCCTTGTGCGTAAGCCACAGGCTGCGCAACTGATCGATGGTCAGGTCGGAAGGGCGGGGATTGAGAGGCATACCACGATCCCCTCACTACGCCGACGCGAACTCATCGAGCATCGGCACGCGGCCGTGCTGGAATAGGACCTTTGGTGATTCCATGGCGCCCGTCTCGGGGTCAAGCAGAACCTCGTAGGCTGCTACCCCAGCATGGCGCTCGCGCATTGAGTGCGCGACGCGCACGGCGCCGGCGCTCGTGCTGGCCGGCCGTACTTCAACGGGAAGCAGATCGTCGCCTTTCCCTTTGCGGAACGGGACGACGATAAATCTGGTGGTGTGTGGGTCTCGCATGGCGACCTCTCTCGGGTGACTTCGAGGGAGGTAAACTAGCATGAAGTACTGTATAAAAAAACAGTTATCGGTGCGCTTTTTGGCGAAGTGGAATAGCGCCTATCGTCGAAGCGGCGCACTGGGATGGGGCGACCTATTGATGATGCAGGGGAAAATCCCCCGGAAGTCCGTGGGGATTTATGTTGCGAGATGGAAAACTCGGCTACGATCTGCGTCGACAGTCAATGTTGGAATATTTTTTGAATAATTTTGCGTTGAATTTGTTGTTCATGCTATTCTGCGGGCTCAAAGTCAAATCATGGTGCTTGCATGCCGATGATCAACAAAGAGTCCGCGCTGGAAATTCTGAATCCGCATCTTCCAAGGTTGGAGGCGCTCTTTCGGGACGCTTGGGGTATGTGGCTGGTGAATCCTGTAGCGTCGAGAATGCAACACCGAAGGGTGCGCGCAAACATCGTACATAACGATGCGCTGTCTCTGGCGAAAGATCGGTTTGATGGCGGGGGATCTGCCCGTTATTTCGAGCATGGGAGTTGGGGGGGCGTGATGTTTGACGATCGCCTCTTCATGCGATTGAAGAAGGGGTCGTCCGAACTTAAATCCAGCAATGTTCACACTGGTGCGACGGCGTCGTTCCACGACCAGGACCAAGATTTGTTTGACGGCGTTGCCCGATGCGAACTGCTCTACATTCTAAACAAGGATGAGACGGATATCGGGCGAATAGCTGTAGTGCACAGGCATAAGAAATCTATCGTCTGGGCTATTGATACGTTGGGTGACAGTGATGTGCAGAGCGTTATTCCGTTCGCGCCCGCGCCGGAAGGTGGCGGTGATGGGGCTGTTGCAAAGAGGTTGTTGAAGCCGAAGCGAATTGGGGAGAACGAAGATGGGAAACAACGCAAGTCTGGTAACGGAGGCGGAGGGGCAGGTTGA